GAGGGATGTGGTGTAGATGGCAATCTGGATTGAAATTCACTGCGACGTGCGCTGGGGCGGCCCGTGCGAACCCGGAAGGCTTGAACCTTTCTGCGCTACGAACAACGGCGACAATCCGGGTGCTCTCAGTTCTAACCCCTTGGCGCGTGTCCATCGCGCCTTGACGAACATAAAGGCTGACGCCATAGAGCGGGGATGGAAGAAGACCAAGGAAGGCTGGGTTTGCCCCGGATGTCAAAAGAAACCTCCGATGGAGGCGGAAAGGTAATGTGGTTCTACGCCTTCACGCTCTGCATGTCGATTGGCGGCGACCCGTGCCGGTTTCCGGTGCCGGTTCACTCGCAGTCGATATTCGCCACGGATCGAGAGTGCGTCGTCGCCCTAATCCGAGTGGCGCATTTCTACGAGTTATCTGGGATGGTAATCCGGGCTGATCGCTGTAATCCTGTTCATTGGGACGTGAACTTGGACAAACAATGGAGATGATGATGACAGACACATCAAAGCGGCTGGACAAGATCAGGGCGCGGCTTTTGAATGGGAACCTTGAAATTTCAGGAGAGGTTGGGCACCTCAACGCCATCCTTGACCTACAACGTGACGCCGCTGACTGGCTTGGCTGCCTCGAACGAGCGCTGGAGGTGGCAGAAACCTATATCCCAGGACGTGACCTCAAGGAAGCACTTATCGAGATCAGCAAGATCATGAAGGAGCCTGCCAATGACTAACAGGCTGGACGGGATCAGGGCGCGGTCCTTGAAAGATATTCTTGAGTCCGGTGCTGCTTGGATTACAGAAAAGGAACTTGTTGCACTTGGGGCCAAGATCGGCCGCCTCGAACGGGCGCTAAAGGTGGCAGATAGCACATTTGGCACAATCTTAATGGCTGCCCCCAGAGGACATGCTGACCCCGAGTATTATCTTGGTGTGGTAGAGTCTGGCCGCTGGGAAATCAAAGAGATCATGAAGGAGGAGCCGAAGCCATGACCACCATTGACGAGCGCGTGGAGCGGGCGACAGAGGCAGCTCATTTTCATCTTGCCGGGCTTACTTATGATAGCCGCAAAAGAGCAGAAAACATCGCCCGCTCCGTGTTAGGGGCCGACGACTCCGCCAGCGCGGCGTCTGAATTGAAAGCATTACGTTCCCTCGAACGGGCGCTGCAGGAGAACGAGTGGCTGCTTCGGATGATTTCCAGTATGGAAAATGAAGACCCGGAACTAGTCGAACGGTGGCGGGCGAACACGAAGGACAAGCCCCATGACAAGTGAACCCGACAAACCATCTGTGGACATGAAAACGATAGTTAGAGCTATCGACTACCGCATGGATGTTAGGGACTCTCTATTGCAGCGAGCGGTTAGAGATGGTTACGCAGAGTGGGTTAAGAGTTGCGTATTAACAGATAAAGGGAAAAGCCTGTTGGAGGACAAGCCCCATGGCTGACATCATCACAAGTTTAGTGGCGTTGGTTATAATCTGCCTCGTGTTCTACGCCATGCTTACACCTTGGGACACAAAGGAGGATTAGATGACCGAGACAGACATCTCCCGCAAGGACGACGGGACGCCTCTTGTGGAGGGGCATCACATCAACTGCTGTTGTCCTGATTGCGATGAAGTACATTGGAACAAGTTCATAGACGAAGCCCGCCATGAAGGATACACCGCCGGTCGCCAATCCATGCAGGAGGAAGCGGCGGCAGGCTTGGAAAAAATGGGATGCACAATTGATGAACAAGTCAAGAAGGAAGGCAACGATTTCGTAGGAGGCTTCGGTACGGCGAAGCGCCAAGGCGCAGCTAGGATCAGGGAGTTGAAGCCATGATCAAGGCATACGAGGCAGGGAGATGAGGGAGCGTCTTCCCAATCGCCGGTTCCATGAAATCATTCGCGTTCAGTACCAAGCTGGAGAGACAGAGGGCGTTCATGTCGAATTGTTGGTGGATATTGGCAGATACCCGGACGGGCGGATTGGGGAGGTGTTCACGGATGCCCAAGAATCTAATAGCACCCTTCAGAGGCTACTGGCGGATGCCTCAACCATCATCTCGATAGCCTTGCAGCACGGGATACCTCCGGAGGCACTAAACGTCTCCTTGGGCCGTGTACGGGACGGGAGGCCAGCCAGCGCGATAGGGGTCATCATGGACACGCTGGTGGAGGAAACATCTTGACAACCCCGGCAGGACAGGCGCTTGTTAGTGGTGATGATCATCAATTTTTGCAAAGGAGGATGCGCGTTGAAAAATCTACTGGCTTTCGGGCTTGCGGTGCTCTTCATGGCATTTCTAGCCATGGCACCCCCGGCTCTCGCCTTCGCAGGCACCTTGGATATCCAAATCAGCAACGGTCTTACCAACGGCATCGGCGGCATCCCGCTTCCGGGCATCGGCACGGAAGCGGGTGGGCGCCTCGGCGCCGGCAGCACGTCCCTGACCAACATCAATTAAATACATCGCCGGCAAGATCGGCAAGAATGGACGGCCTCCCTGAAACATGGGGGGCCGTTTCGTTATGATGGTTGACATGGGAGACAAAGGCGGGGCAGGATGCAAGGCAGTAGCGTCTCCCAGACGTGAAGCCTCCCTGTTGAACTGGCCCCGGCTTCGGTCGGGGTCATTTTTTGAGGCCAGCATGACCCCTCCAGAACTCAGGGTTCGATATAGAGAGGCAGTGCGTGTTCTCCGTACACTCCCAAGTGATCGCCCCCGAGAATATGGCAGCGTCATGCCCCTGCCCATCCGTGAGCACAGCGAGAGTTACAATTGGCTGGCGGCCCAGGATGCCTTGGCGCGGAGTACTAAATACCAAGCGACAGCGGCGGAAATTGACCGCATGGATGAAGTGCTGAGCTGGAATAAATGGCTGACCCGCTTGGAAACCACCGTAATATGGGGCATGGCAGAGAGAAAGCCTGTCAAGGAGATCGGCCGCAAGATAGCGAGGGGAAGATACACCGTTCACCGCATCATGAAGGGTGCCATGGGCAAGATCATCAAAAATCTCCGGAAAAAAGGTTGACACAATGCACCCTCAAAAAGTAAGATTTCCGGTCAGAATAGGGACGGTACGCTCCGGGGGACCTGCGAGCGGCTTTTTTGTGGATAAAGTGTTGAGGTAGAAAGGAAAATCCCCACCGGCGGTGAAGGAACATGGTAGGTAAAGAACATAAGAAGAGCAATCTCGATGGTCACATCAACACAGGTGGTCGTCCAAAAGGATCTCTCAACAAAACGACTGCGATGTTGCGGGAAGCAATCATTATGGCCGCGCAGGCTGCGGGAGATAGCCTAGCAGAGAAGGGCAAGAAGAAAGAGGGCATTGCTGCGTACCTCAAGGACCAGGCCGTTAAGAACCCCACTGCGTTCATGACCCTGCTGGGCAAGGTGCTGCCGCCTCCGCTGCCAGAGGGGCTGACGGGGTTCCTGCCCGTATCATTTGTGGCTTACATGCACGGCGCGAAGGAGGAGGCGGACGCGCAGGACACGGTTCATTGATCAGTTTCAACACGGCACCAGCGGGAGTAACGACACCAGTTTGGCGAAGCGATGTGTGCTTCCTCGTCATAGGGGTGGCAACTTGCAAGGCACATCCACCGGGTCGCCTAGCGTCTCGGTCTGACCGGCCTATATTGCCGGATGGCGGAACGCCGGTCAGCGCCAATTCAATTACTACCCACGGAGGGCTGCCCGGCTGCACGGGAACAACAGCCCTCCGGTATTACAGTTTGACCAAGGCGGCGTTGAAGGAAACGCACAGATGGAGGAAGGAGGACCGCAACTGCCATCTGGTCGCCAATCAAGCAGCGGGCGAAATAGAGAGACGGAGCCGGTATCAAGCCCGGCCCTTGGTTAATTCAACAGGAATGACGACATGACCCCTGACATCCCGACGTGCGCGGCCAACATCGAGGCGGCGCTTTCCGAGGACACCATGCAGCTGGTTGACCTGTACGGCACACTGGGCGCCGACGGGTACAGCATCACCTACCGCCTTCTGGAGGAGCGCACGGCTGAGCAGAGCATAAGCCACCGGACGATGCCTACATGGGAAGAACACCAAGCCTTCGTGACCTCATGGCCCTATGCGGCGTGGTATCTGGTCGAAGCCTGGGTGCGCTGTATACCCGAGGACCGCATGTGCCCCCGGACGCCCACCATCGTCGGGGCGGTCTATCTCACCAAGGCGGACGAGATCGGGGTGTTCATCTTCAAGGCATACCAGGGCAACAACTACGGCTCTCGTGCCGTGCTCAAGCTGATGGAGGCGCACCCCCGCGACCGATACCTGGCCAACATTAACCCGGCGAACGAGCGGTCGGTGAACATGTTCGAGGGGCTGGGGTTCAGGCATATTCAGAACACATACGTAAAGGAACAAGGGAATGTCGGACTTGGAAACCACCATTGCGGCGTTTCGACCAAGGAAATGCTGACCTATGCTGACGACTTCATTGAGAAGGCGAGGAACCCCAACACCACGGCCGTTATCGTGGGGCGCGACAAGGCGCGAGAGATGGCCGATGAGATTGAGCGGTTAAGGGCGGCACTCTTGGTAGTGGTCGGGGTTCTTGAGATAGGGCCGCCAGGGTCCACCCCGGGGACACTTAGCGAAGTGATAGGTGCCCTCAGACTTTGCGACGCTGTCCGAGGCGTAGTGGAACATCAAGGACAACGCGACCGGGAGTAGGAAATGAAGTGCAAGGAAGGATGTGTGTTTTTCGAAGCCGCCGTGACCAAGGGCCTGCAGGGCGAGGGGCGGTGCGAAATCAAGTTGCCGGCTGGCTTGGACACTCTTCTGGAAGAGCGTTGGATATGGGGTCTGGATGAAGTTACGGGCTGCGACCTTGGGCGACCGAAGAAGGAATAAGGGAAATGCCAGAACCAACGGGCGGAATTCTATTCGGCCTAGTGATACTCGTCTTTTGTGTCGGCGGGTTGGCCGGAGAATACCTGTGGCAGAGGTCACTCAAACCACGTGAGCGAGGCTTCATTTGCAATGTTGGTCCCTGGATAATCACGACACACCATGACCCGCCGGGGACGTGAGTACCACGCCAGCCCGACGCCGACCGCGTTCCACGAATCGGACGCCTTTATCCGGGGCTTGCGCGGTCCCTACGCCAGCGGCAAGTCCACGGCGTGCTGTTGGGAGATCTGGCTGAGGGCCAACCGCCAGGCCCCAAACAAGGACGGGGTAAGGCAAACGCGCTGGGCGGTGGTGCGGAACTGTTTCTCGGCGGATACCGAGATATTGACGGAGACCGGCTGGAGAAAGTTCCCAGACCTTGGCACGGGAGAACGTGTCGCCCAGCTAACTGACGACGGCGAACTTGAGTTCGTGGTTCCGCTCTCGCATTACGTAGCCGACCATGTAGGCGAGATGATTGGCTTTGAGAATGAAGGCGTGGACTTCCTTGTAACGCCGGATCATCGGTTGAACGTGTCGCTTCGGAACGCACGGCGGGGCAAGTGGTCGGACTATCGGTTCCGCAAAGCCGAGGAGTGTTACGGCAAGCAGAATATGCGGGTCAAGCGCGATGCGGTGTGGCAAGGCGCGGCTACGCGGTCCGTTGCGTTTTTCCGCTGGCTTGGGTTTTGGTTCGCGGACGGCTCGGCTGGGATATACAACGGGCGTCATGCCTGCATAATCACTCAGAAGAACGGACTGGATGATGTGCGGTCGCTGTTTACCCGAGCGGGCCTCGTCTTCACGGAAAACCGGAGAAGCGATGCTGGGGTGAATTTCCGTCTTTCGGTTACGCCGAAGACAAAGCCGCTAATCATCCTGCTGGCCAGCTACGGGAGGGCCACGACGAAGATCGTTCCCCAGTGGGTTAAGGATGCGCCACCGGCACACATCACGGCCTTTCTTGAAGGCTATGAGGCGGGAGACGGGAAGCACTCAGCCCACGGAGTTAGGGAGTTATGCACCTCGTCGAAACGCCTTGCGGACGATATTCAAGAATTGGCGTTGCGGGCGGGTCTTGCGGCGAATGTTCATCTACTTGAACCGGCTGGTCATCCGTACACGATCAACGGAGTGTCCGGCACGACCAACGCCGATCATTACAGCGTCACGCTGACTCGGAAAGTTTCACCGGCCCTTCTGGCGCACGGGCGATATCGCGGCTGGTATAAGGAGCAATACAGCGGTAGGGTTTACTGCGTGGAAGTCCCGGCACACAGGGTTTTTGTGCGCCGCAACGGTCGGGCTCACTGGTCGTCACAGACCTACGGCGAACTGAGGGACACTACCCTCAAGACGTGGCTGGATTGGTTCCGCGAGGAGTGGGTTGGGCCGTTCTCCCGCGGCAACTACACGCATCACATCAAGCTCGACAACGGCGACGGCACCAAGACCGACATGGAGGTCATGTTTCGCGCCTTGGACCGGCCTGACGACGCCAAGAAGGTGTTGTCGCTTGAGTTGACGGGGGCCTGGATTAATGAAGCCCGAGAAGTTCCAAAGAGCATCGTTGATGCCCTTGTGGATCGCACAGGCCGCTTCCCCGCCCGGTCGGAAGGGGGCTGCACCTGGCGCGGCCTGATCATGGACACCAACGCGCCGGACGACGATCACTGGTGGTATCGGCTGGCCGAAGACGAGCGGCCCGAGGGTTGGAAGTTCTGGACCCAGCCGCCGGGGCTGATCGAGGTCAATGGGGTGTGGCAGACAAACCCGGATGCGGAGAACCTGTCCAACATCGAGGATGGCTACTACACCACCCGGGCCGCCGGCAAGTCCCGCGAATACGTGCTGGTGTACTACTGCAACCAGTATGGTTTCGTTCAGGATGGCAAGCCGGTCTATCCGGAGTTCATCGACCACATACACACCGCGAAGGAGCCCCTGGAAGCGATCCCGGGGATACCGATATTCGTCGGGATCGACTTCGGGCTGACACCGGCCGCGGTGTTTGGCCAGCGGACGGTGACGGGCCAGTGGCGATGGATCGACGAACTTGTCACCGACGACATGGGCGCGGCGCGATTCGCTGAAGTGCTGAACCCCATGGTGCGGCACAAGTACGCCGGCCACAAGTTCGAGTTCTGGGGCGACCCGTCGGGCGATCAGCGGGCGCAAACAGACGAGACGACGCCGTTCCAGATTCTCAGGGCGCGTGGCATTGATGCCTATCCGGCGCCGTCGAACGACCTGGTGATTCGCCAGGAAGCGGTGGCGATACCTCTGCGCCGGCTGATAGACGGCGAGCCGGGGTTGCTGGTCTCGCCGACCTGCCGGGTGACGCGCAAGGGTATGGCCGGCGGCTATCACTACCGGCGAATCCAGGTATCGGGGGCTGAGAAGTTCCGCGACGTGCCCGAGAAGAACCGCTACTCACATCCATGTGAAAGCGCCCAGTACATGATGCTCGGTGCCGGCGAGGGACAGACGGTGGTGATGGGCGAACGGCGAGACGAGGAGGATTACGTTGACGAGTCCGAATGGAATGACGCGGGGCGGAGTGATGTCACGGGGTACTAGCTGATCAGATTGTAGGTTTCGGTGGCCCGCCACAAGCCGGGTCGTAGTTCTCTCCATGAGCTGCGACGAATAGTGCCATTTTGATAGTCCTTGTCGGTAAATAGCATCCACGCTGGATTATGTCGCCATCCTGTAGCGACAGCCACCACCGGCACGGCCATCAATGCCGTCGTCGCGGCGAGGGTACGTAGGAATTCGCGTCGGTTCATCATCAATTCGAGTCCTTTGCGGGTCGCCAGCATCCGCTGCCACGTTTGCCTAGATTGAAGGGAAGGAGTCTCTCAGTTTCCGAAGCGGAATGAAGGGGAAAACAAAGCGGGGGGTCTAGGCTCGTGAGGATAAGGGGCCTTCCCTTGTGGAAGCCGTGAACCACACCCCATATGGGCTCGTATGCCTTGCAGTGGCGGATAAGTCCATCGTTCCCGACAATCACGACATCATACAAGGACAACATGCACTCTGGATGCACATTCGGTCCCTCTGCCCAAGACGGAACCGGGACAAGAGGTACGGCAAGAGCTGCCGTTGCGCTGATTAGGAAAGTACGTCGGTTCATCATCGGAATGGTTCCTTCGATTCCAACAAGGATATGAGTGTAGCAAATGGCTGAGTACGGCGCAACAGACAACACGACATCCGGCGGCCAGGGCTCCCATGCCGTGCTCATGGGCTTCATCGAGTCGGACAACATCGCTGCGGACTTGACCGATGAGCAGTTGACGGCCATCGGCGAAAAGGTCAAGCGCGAATACGAGATAGACGACAACAGCCGCAAGGCTTGGCTGGATCAGATCGACAAGGCGATGGACCTTGCGTTGCAGGTTGTCGAGGCCAAGAACACGCCCTGGCCGAATGCCTCCAACGTTAAGTTCCCGCTGATGACCTCGGCGGCGATACAGTTTGCGGCGCGGGCTTATCCGGCGATTGTCCCGGGCTCCAACATCGTCAAGGGCAAGGTGATCGGCTCCGATTCGCCTATCCCGCCTCCCCCGGGTCCGGAACCGCGGGGGGGGGCCTTACCACAGCAGCCAGGAATGGAGCCGCAGGCGGCGCCTGGTGGTCCGTCAGCTTCTCCTGGACAGCCCCCGGGTCCACAAGTAGGCGAACCGGGGATGCAGGGCTGGAGCCCGGGCATGGCACCGCAAGGTCCGGGAATGGCGCCACAGCAGCCCCAGACCCGCGAGGGCGAGAAGCGGGACCGCGCCGGCCGCATCGGGCGGCATATGTCGTGGCAACTGACCGAGGAAATGGAGGAGTGGGAGGAAGACACCGACAGGCTGCTGCACGTCCTTCCCATCGTTGGCACTCTATTTCGCAAGACGTGGTACGACCCCGACAGGGACAGGAACGCCTCGGAGATGATCCTGCCGAAAGACCTCGTTGTGAACTACGCGGCGAAGTCACTGGAAACCGCGCCGAGAATCACGCAGGAGTTCGAGAAGTACCCGACGCAGATCACCGAAAACCAGCGGATGGGCATCTGGCTGGACGAGGACTTGGGGCTGCCGGCGGACGGCGGGGATGACGATGACGCACCGCATGACTTCCTCGAACAGCACCGGACGCTTGACCTGGACGAAGACGACTACCCAGAGCCCTACATCGTTACGGTCCACAAGGAGACATCCAAGGTTCTCCGCATCGTTGCCAGATTTGACGCTGACGGCGTTCTGATCAACCAAGCTGGCGAAGTGGCGAAGATCAAGCCGGTCGAGTATTTCACAAAGTACGGCTTTATTCCGTCGCCCGATGGCGGGTTCTACGACGTTGGTTTCGGGCTGCTGCTCAATCCGATCAACGCGGCGGTGAACACTTCGATCAATCAAATGATCGACGCTGGTTCGTTGCAGAATGCCGGTGGCGGGTTCATCGGCTCGGGGCTTCGCATAAAGGGCGGCGTGGTTCGCATCAAGCCGGGCGAATACAAGATGGTCGACGCGACCGGCGGGACGGTGGCCCAGAATGTTGTCCCGTTGCAGCACCCTGGGCCGTCGCCCGTGCTGTTCCAACTGCTGGGCTTGCTGATCGAGGCGGGGCGCGAGATAGCGTCGATCAAGGACATCCTGACGGGCGGCGAGGATCCGGCCAACACGTCACCGACGGTTGTCTTGGCGATGGTCGAGCAAGGGATGAAGGTCTTCACGTCGATCTACAAGCGGATCCATCGGTCGCTGAAACACGAACTCAAGCTGATCTATCGGCTCAACCGCCTGTACCTCTCACCGGAGGTGTACTTTACGCTGCTCGACGAACCCGAGGCCATTGCTCAGGAAGACTACGAAGACGAGAGCATGGATGTCATCCCGGTGTCGGACCCGAAGGTCGTCACCGACATGCAGCAGATGGCGCGGGCGCAGTTCTTGACATCGTTTGCTGACGATCCGTGGTTTGATGGGCGGGAGATCAGGCGCCGGGTGCTGGAGGCCGCGGACATCGAGGAAGTAGACAAGGTGTTGCGCGATCAGCCACCGGAGAACCCGCAGGTGGTTCTCGAATCGGCCAAGCAGGAGATAGAGCAGGCGAAGGTATCCATCGACCAGGCGAAGCTGGAATTGGAGGACATCAAGGTTCGGATCGCCGCCGCCAAACAAGAGGCGGAAGAGGCGAAAGGCGAAACGGATTCCCTCATCGAAGCTGACAAGATGGTACTCGCCACGGCCAAGAACGAAGCCGAGATCGACAAGCTGTGAGCCGAGACGGCGAAGATATTGGAGGAGACCGAAAACCTTGACGGTGGCGAAGGCGGGGAAACCGAGGACAAGGAGCCGATCACGGTCAACCTTCACATGGAGGGGGCGAAGAAGAAAAGCCTGACATTCACCCGTGGTGCTGACAATCAGATCACAGGCGCAGAGGTGAGCGAGTAGCATGGCCACGGTAGGAAGCCTTGGCGTAGCCTTCGCGGCGAGGATACAGGCACTACTCGATTCCGTCATTGTTACCACGTCGGAAGGCGATGCTCATCGTGAGGTGATTGTCAAGGGCAGTCCTAACACCGCCGCCGCCTTGCAGGAGGTTGACGCAACCCCGGCAGCGGCCCGTGTGGTGGTCTACGATGCTGCGGGCGTCATCATATCCGACAGCACGGCGAACGCGGCCAAGGGGTTGCTTGTAGATGCCGCCGGAGTGCCGATTACCAACACGACGGCGAATGCCCTGAAGGGCCTACTGGTGGACGCGGCAGGTGTGGCACTGACCGATTCTACTGCGAACGCGGCGAAGGTGAAAATTGTTACGCCTGACGGTGGCGAGGTGACAAACGACACTGTCAATGCGATTCGGACAATCCTTGCCGATCCGACGACGCCGGGGAACGAAGCCACCGTAGTGGCTGGACAAGACCTGTTCTCGCTACATGTCACCGATCTTCCTCCCACGGCAAATGTGTTCTTTGGGTTCGGTGAGCATTCGTTCAGCGGAGCGGTGAACAATAATGATGTCTGGGGCGGGCCGACCCCTCAGCAGCCTGAACCCGTTGTTGCGGGGTATGCGTTATTCGTCGAGTCAGATAGCGTTGAGGATGATACGGATAAAGGGGGAGCAGTGCCAGGGACTGGGGCTCACACGGTTGCTGTCCATTATCTCGACACGGCGGGCGCTGAGCAAGAGGTTGAAATCAGCATGAACGGCACGGCTCCAGTGGACACTGGAGTTACCGATTGTATGTTCGTGCAACAACATCATGTTACTGGTTTTGGTGCGGGTGGTGGCATTGTGTCGGATGGGAATATTGACTGCACAAACACTTCCGGAGGAACTGTGGTAAGTCGCATCACGGCGGCAGGCAATCAATCCATGAGTACCATGAAACAAGTCCCGGCAGGAAAGACGTTGATTGTTAAAAGCTTCCATTGTTGCTCGACGGCGACGACTACCAAGATTGTTAATCTCCGCATTCGCTCATCGGCGCATAATGGCGTGTTAAACGCGGGCGTGTATCAATTCCACGATGCAGTGCGATTAAAAGATTTTTGCAGTGGCCCCATCCCACTCCAGTTTATCTGCCCCTCGCTGGCGACGATTAAGGTAAGCGGGTGGACGACGGGCACTATTGACGTAACGGCTCGTTGGCAGGGCTGGTTGCAGAACAACTGACATGCTCGCCGCCCTGCTTCTGATCCCCCCGGCGAGTTCCGGCTACCGGCGCTTGGTGACGTACATCATGGACGAGTGCGCCACTGAGGAACCCGAGAAGTTCAACGAGGCACCGTGCGAACCGCCGATAGTCGAGATACCGCGCATCTATCAGGACATAGTGACGGGGGCCGATGTTGACGGCCTTGAAGCGCGAGCGCAGGCGAACGAGGATCGGCTTGACAGGCTGATCGAGGAGTTTCTGACCCGGCAAGAAGGAGTGACGCGGCGCCGGAGTTTCAGCAAGAAGATCATACGCCGCATCAAGGCCGCTGGTGTTACCGCGGAGGATGAAGAAATCGAGCGGGCGCTAGCCAAACTGAAGGCAGCCCGCATCATTGACGAGGAGGAAGCAATCGCCATGATCTTGATGGCGTTGACCTGAAAGGAACCTGACATGCCGCAAGCAACGAAATCATCGGGCGTCCGGCGGATAAAGACCGCCAAGGCCCAGACCAAAGCCAAGCCACGCCCCAAGCCCATGAAGGGCAAGAAATACTGATATGGGGAACCCATTTCGGGACGAGGAACAGTTCAAGGCGTGGCGCAGTCGGTCACGGGCCTATGAGCGATTCCTGCGGGACTGGCGGGACAACCTCAAGGAACAGTGGGCGGAGGGCGTTGATGTTGGGGCATACGAACAGAAGATGGCCCAGGCGCTCGGCGACCTTGCTGACCTGACGTGGGAGGACGTGACGCGGCTGTACGAAGAACCGGAGAAGGAAACCGATGAAGAAAACGAAGAAGGATCATCAAGTCCATGACACGCCAGCCTATGTGCTCGAAACCGGGCCGGGGTTGTTCATGGTCAAGCTGAAACCCGCGTTCAAGAAACAGGCGAAGCGTGTGGAGACGGAGATAATCACCGCTTACCGCAAGTTCGCCTATCAGGAAAGGATGAAGGGATGAAGGAATTCAAGAACGACACGGGCATCTACCCGGTCGAATACAAGGTGCTGATCCGGCTGGACCCCATCGACGGGAAAACCGGGAGCATTTTTCTGCCCGACGATCATCTCACGCGGAAGCAGATGGCCCAACCCGTAGCGACATTGATTGCTTGCGGGGCGCTGGCTTTCCAAGATCCTCAAGGCGATGGTGAGAAGTGGCCCGATGCACCGAAGCCGGGCGATAAGATCATTGTGGGCAAATATGATGGGATGCCTCCGGGTGCGGACGACATCGAAAACCTACTTCGTATTTGCAACGACACGGACGTGGTTGCGGTGGTGCGATGAACGGCCATCGGTTTGACCCGTCGGTTTACTTTTGCGAACAGTGCGGAGTTGGCATGGATGAGAACATGGATTTCAACGTCCCGTGCTACCCAAGCGCGGCAGGTATGGCCTTCACCATGCGGAGGCGAGAAGATTCTGACAGGCTCGTGAAACGCTATCTCGATGAAATCGAGCGGACTTGCGAGGCAATGGATTTGTTAGACGAGGCGATGGGGGTGGTGAAATGACCGCCGCAATTGCCGTCATCGCTTTGATTTGCGGTTTGGTTGCCCTTGCGGGGTATATCGGTGATCGAATCGGATATCACTTGCTATAATAAGGAAAGGAGCCAAGGAAATGGCCGAAGAAAACAAAGGCACTCCGATACCGGGCGAGGAAGACCCCGAGAAGGCCCCAGATGGGTCGTCAGAGGGCGAAGAAGCCCAAGAGGGGGGTGAGACACCCGACGCCGAGCTAGAGGCCCGTGCGAAGCGCATGGGCTGGCACGGCAAGGAGGATTACAACGGCCCAGAGGACAGATTCGTTGACGCCAAGACGTTCATCGAGAAGTCCGAGACCGAATTGCCGATCACGCGAGAGCGTTTGCGCCGACTCGACAAACGGGTGGCCAAGCAGGACAAGGTGATCAAGGAATTCGGCGAGTTCCATGCCGGAGTCGAGGCCCGGGCCTATGAGAAGGCCTTGACGGACATCCGCCGTGAGAAGCGCGATGCGGCGAACGCCGAAGACATGGAGAAGTATGACGACCTAGCGAAGCAGGAAGTCGAACTCGAAAAGACAGCCCCGAAGGGTGGTCCGATGGCGGGCGAATCCCCACCGCCGGAAATTACCGACTGGGCGAATTCAACCCCATGGTTCAAGACACCCGACCGGCCAGGGGGCAATACGGGCATGACAAACTTTGCCATCGCCCACCATGGGGAACTGCTGGTCGAAAAGCCGGGTTTGACCATCGAGGAAAACCTGGAAGAAGTCACCTCCGAGGTTAAGCGGCGGTTCCCGGAGAAGTTCGCCAACCCCAAGCGGGGAGACGCGGCTTCGGTCGAAGGAACCAGCGGCACCAAACCACCGGCGAAAGGGGGCAGAAGTTACGGCGACCTGCCCGCAGACGCCAAAGCAGCTTGCGATAGTTTCATCGCAGAAAAGCTGATGACCAAGGCAGAATATCTTAAGCAGTATAAGTGGGAGTAGGAAAATGCCACGTAACGCAGCTAACAGGAAAGAGCGTATCCCTCTAGGCGGGCGCAGGCAGAAGATGGCCGCCCCCGAACGACTGGGATACCACCGTCACTGGTTCAACGATATCGGCAACCGCCTCGCAGACTGCAAAGCCGCTGGGTACACCTTCGTCAATGACAAAGAGACGCTGGACGAAACTCAGGGCGACGAGGTGGGGACAAGGAAGTGCATGGTCGTAGGCACACAGGAAAGCGGGCAACCGCTCTATGCCTATTTGATGGAGCTCCCCCAGAAGCTCTATGACGAAGATCAGGCTGCAAAACAAGTCGATATCGATGAAATGGAGGCCGCCATGAAGAGCGGCCAGACACCAGGGCATGAATCGCTGGAGCACAGCTACATCCCGGACGAGGGTATCTCGATCAAGAGATAGCCTTCCCCGGGAGGTGCACCGGCATCATCAAAAATCTGACTAAAGGAGGCCATAATGGCCAGTCTATCATCTGTCGATGCACCTTTTGGGCTCAGGCCCATCAAGGGCAGCGGCGGGGCGCCGTACAACGGAGCGGCGAACGCGTACTACCTCCGCTCCGATTATGCGATTGCCCTGTTCGTCGGCGATCCCGTCATCAAGACCACTGACGGGTCGAATACGGCCGCCGTCAACGTTGGCCCCGGGGCCGAGGGTTACGATATCGGCACCCTCCCGGTGATCAACAAGGCGTCCGTAAACACGGCGTCCATCACGGGCGTCATTATCGGCTTTGCCGCCGATCCCACTGGACTCGAAAACACGTCCCACATTGCCAGCACCGAGGGCGTTGCCTTCGTGGCTGACGATCCGGACTTGATCTTCGAAATCCAGTGTGACGCGGCGATGGCGGCTGCGGATATCGGGCTCAATGCATCCCTGATCTTCACCCAGGGCGGTTCCACCGTAACGGGGTTATCGGGGGCCGAGCTTGATGTCGGCACCACCAACGCTATCGCCAATACTGCTGGCTTGCAGTTGTCGATCAGGCGCTCGCGCCCGGCGGTGGATAATCTTCTCACCGATGCTTTTCCCATCGTCGAGGTCAAAATCAACAGGCACCAGGAAGTCGGCGGCACCGTCGGCAAAACTGGTATATAGGGGGGCATGAAAAATGGCAACCATTACAACGGGTTCAACACCTAAAGCCCTCTGGCCTGGCATACACGCTTGGTGGGGGAGATCCTACAACGAACATCCGCCGGAGTATCCGGATTGGTTCACCATGGAAACCTCGAAGCAAGCCTACGAGGAAGACGTGGAAATCACTGGTTTCGGCTTGGCCCCGGTAAAGGGCGAAGGTTCGGCGACCACATACGATTCGGAAACCCAGGGGCCGGTGTCGCGCTACACGCACGTCGCCTACTCTCTCGGGTATATCGTCACGTATGAGGAACTTCGGGACAATCTCTACGAGGTGGTCTCGAAGCGGCGTTCCAAGGCTCTCGGATTTTCGATGAGGCAAACAGAGGAAAATGTCTCAGCGAACATCTACAACCGGGCCTTCAGCTCCAACTACACCTTTGGCGACGGATCGGCGCTATGTGTCACTGACCACTCGACGCTTTCGGGCAATCAGTCCAACGCGCTGAATCCGGCGGCGGACCTCAGTGAAGCCTCGCTTGAGGACGTGATCATCCTGATCATGAAGATGAAGAACAATCGCGGTCTTCAGATCAACCTCATGCCGCGGTGCCTGGGCGTCCACCCGAACGATTGGTTTGAAGCCAACCGCATCCTGAAGTCGGTCCTCCAGAACGATACGGCCAACAACGCGGTCAACGTCCTGCGGGCTACCAATGCGCTTCCGGATGGGATCAAGGTCAACCACTACCTGACCGACACCGACGCTTGGTTCGTTCGGACCAACTGCCCCAACGGGCAGATATTCTTCCGTCGTGAAGCAACCACCTTCGAACAGGACAACGACTTCGACACCAAGAACGACAAGTCGAAGTGCTACATGCGGTTTTCGGTCGGTTCGACCGACTTTCGTGGCGTTGTCGGATCTCAGGGTGGTTAATAACTGAAACCTGAAGTGCCGGCAACGTCCGGCGACTTGACGGGGGAGCCTTCGGCTCCCCCGTTCTTTTGGGAGTGAAACTAATGCCAAGATCAAACTACCCTAACGGGTTCAAGAACGGGATCACCATTCGCGGTACACCCGTCGAAGTTCCCCACAGCGGCGATGTCTACTGGCTCGATTCCGGGTCGGGCAGGAGCAACAACAAGGGCACGTTCGACCGCCCCGTTGCCACCCTGAACGCGGCCATGGATTTGTGCACGGCCAACAACGGCGACATCATCTTCGCCAAGGCGGGGCACAGCGAAACTGTGTCCACGGCGCTCACGCAAGTCATGGACGTTGCGGGCGTGTCCCTGATCGGGCTCGGCGGCGGGACCGACATGACGACGTTTACCTTCTCGGCGATAACGAGTATTTTCCGCATCACGGCGGACAATACCTACGTCGAGAACGTCAACTTTCGGACATCCATCGAGAAAGTGACCTACGGTGTCGCGGCTGACGCCGACTATGTGACGCTGATGGGCTGCAAATGGAGTTGGGAAGACGCCGGGGATACTTTCAACACCGCCCTCGATGTCATCAACTCCGATTTCTTCACCCTTGAAAACTGCTTCATGGAACCCGGCCAGTGGAATCCGTCCAGCACTTCCGGCATGCCGCAAACCGGCTTGCGGTTTGCCAAGGCGGACAACATGGTTATCCGGGGCAACCACTTCAGCGGCTACTGGATTTCTCAGACCGAAGCCGAAGTCGGCAACGCATCGGCGATTCTGGGAACCACGCAGACGGAAACCATTACCGATGCCAATGGTCAATTCCGCGTGACCCCGGGTGCGACGAGGTCTCCCGGCACTACCGGCCTCAGTTCGAACATCCTGATCGCCGAAAACTACTTGCTGAACCACTCGACCGAGACAAGCATGGTGACGGGCTTCGGTGCTGATATCGACATCGGCACTGTCGCCAACGGCCTGATTGCCAACAACTCGTTGGGCATCACGGGAGATGGCGCAATCGGCATGGGGCTTGCGTTGGACCCTGGAAGCTGCATGAGCATTGAGAATTACGCAGTTGACATTATCAACCTCAGGGCCGTCGTTTACCCGGTGGTTGCCGCCGACACTTCCACCTCGTAGGAAATCGAATGACGCTACGGCAAGGAATACGGCGCGGGCTGGTCCGATTTGGGCTGGCCCGCCCGAAGACCGTAATCATCATCGCAATGCTGGCCCCTCTGGATGAGATAGTCCCGGGAGCCGAAGTATGGGGATGCAATCGTTCATATCTCTGGCAGACCACCGACCCTGACATTTGGGCGGCCAAGGATGCCGGGCTAATACGGGGCAACGAAAATAGGCAGAAGTTGGACCGACTGTTCTTCTTCGATGATGTCGAGCAAATCTCCGGCGCAAGCCATCCTGAATTCGCCAAACACGCCGCCGATTTGGATATTCCGGTAATCACCAAGATGCACTATCCCGAAATTCCCAAATCGGTCGCCTTTCCTCTCCAGGAAGTTCTGGAGAAATTCAGGTTGCTGCCGCCGGGACTCGGCAAGTTGACGTTGAACGAGATACTAACAAAGGCCCGAGTGTATTTCACCAGTTCCATCGCCTACATGGTCGCCCAGGCGATCTATGAGGAATTCGATACCATTGTCATTCATCGGATGCAGGTCAACCCTCATTCGATGGAATATCTGGGACAGAAGTCGTGTCAGGACTTTTGGCTCGGCATGGCGATCGGCAGGGGAATTCGGTTGATGATATCCGAAGATTCCTATCTTTGCGGACCCGACCCATGGGAACCGGGCCTTTACGGGTATGTCAACCAACATGCCATCGAAGCCATTGATTGGATCAGGGGTAACGCCGTTGCCCAAGTTCTCAGGATCGACCATAAATTCTCGTGGTCGAAGGATTTACCTCCCGAGACGATCATGGGCGACGGCGAGAAGGATATTTTGCCGGAACTCAGCCTTAAGGGGTTGGTTCTCCGAAGCACTTACAACCCAGCGATAGAAACCACGGAAGACGAAAAGTGGTCGGCATCCGCCGGCCAAACCCAGCCGCAATCCAGCGGCAACACACAAGGAGCGTAACGATGTCTGATGTTCTCCATAACGTGTTGCATCGCTTTGACAAGGGCATCTCCACGGTCAGAGCGGACAACCCTCTCGCAGCAATGCCTTATCTCGACCCCACCGATTGGGCGATTCGTTTCGAGGATTTCCTTACCAACTACGATGTCAGCCAGGTCGATTCGGAATGGACGTTCACCCTCGAAAATGCCTGTGCGGACGCCATCGTTGGCCCGACCGGCGTCATGACTCTGACCAACGGCGGCACGGACAACGATTCCGGGCTGCTGCAAGCCGATAATCAGCCATGGCAAACCAACTCGAAACCGATGCTGTACGAATGCCGGGCGAAGCTCGACAAGGCATCGGGCGGGGACATTGCCCAGAGCGAGATGTTCATCGGCCTGTCGTCAAACGAAACCGGAACCAACTTCATGAACGCCGGCGGCACCGCCCGCGAGATGGACGACGCAATCGGCTTCATCAAATACGACGGCAAGGCGACGATGGACTGTATGCAGGGCGAGGCCAACACGTTCTCGACCGAAGTTGACGCCTTCACGCTGGTCGACGACACTTGGACCGTCTTCACCTGGTATTACGACGGGTCAAGTTCCACGAAGTTCTGGGTTAATGACGATCTCAAGGCGACATTGACCTCGAATGTGGCGACTTCGGTCATGGGGCCTTCGTTCTTCGTCAAGGACGGCGAGGGAAAAGCCCAGGTTCTCAGCGTGGACTATTTCCTGATCGCCGCTCGCCGCTAGGAATCGATCATGCCCAACACAATCACGTCACAGACCATCAACGACGGGGAACGAAACCTCATCGTCAAGGTCAAAATCACTGGGGATGGGTCGGGCGATGAGTCCGACACCATCCTGGTCAATGTCTCTGAATTCGCCGGGTCGTTTACCGAAGTCAGTATCCTGCGGGTCTTGCCGACCCTCAACGGGTTCTCGGCAACGCTTTCATGGGATGCGGATACTAACGTCAAGGCAATGGACCTTCTGGACGGCGACCCGACGCCAATTTGCTACAAGGCATTTGGGGGCCTGATCAACGACGCCGGCAACGGCAAGACCGGGGACATCCTATTGACCACTCTGAGCCTCAACAGTGGGGACGAGGGAACGATCGTCCTTGAAATGAAGAAGAGGGGCGGATCATGAGTCACGAACGGGTAGGCGGTTATACCAAGATCGTCGAGGCCACACCGGCTGTCGAGGCGACCCCCGATTACTCGGCGGGTGATCTGCTCGGCGGTAAGATCATCTTTGCCAACGCGGTGAGGGGATCGGGCCATCATTCCGGGGTGGTTCAGTCGGTCGTCATTACCGATTTGGCCAAGCAGTCCATCAACATCGACGTGTTGCTCTTTGATACCGAGCCAACGAATACCACGTTTACGGAAAACGGCGCTTTCGACGTCGACGACACCGATATCCTGAATCTAGTCGGGGTTGCGTTGGTTTCTGACTGGAAGGCGTTCAACGACAACTCGATGGGCCAAGCATTGAATCTCGGTATCCCTTTCGATCTGGGGACTGGAACAACGCTATGGGCGGTGATGGTCTCCCGCGGGACGATCAATCTTGGCGCGACCAGCGACATCACCCTGCGCGTCGGCATCCTTCAGGATTGACCCCATGCCGCTGATACTACCTCGCCCGGGCCGCCTGGCTGCGGTCAATGCGCTGCGGCCAGCTCTGTCCCTACGGTTCGCCGACAGTGGGATTCTGGACAGCAGGATTTCCTATTCCGGGGGGGCAAACCGGACGTACTTCGACGCTTCTGGCGTGTTGCAAGACAGCAGCACCAATGCCATCCGCTTTGACCACGACGGCTCTGGTACTCCCTTGGGGATATCGGACTGGGAACAGCGGATCAACGTTGCCTTGCAGAGCGAGGCTTTGGGAACGACATGGACGATACCAGGGGCGAACACGACGATTACGGACAACGCGGGCGTGGCACCCGATGGGGCCACTACTGCCGAGGACGTGAAGCACGATGACGCGGCTGAAACGGTTCAGCAAACCATTACGGCGACGGACAACACCGTCTACACGATTTCGGCCTTCGTCAAGCAAGGTTCCACCGGATCTCATGACTTCGTGAAAATGTCATGGATAGATCAAAGTGCTGGGGACAACGGCTTTGAGGCATGGTTCAATATCTCCACCGGGGCCGTCGGGACGGCCCAAGCAACCGGCACGGGATCATATACGGCTAGTTCCGCCACAATCACGGATGTTGGGAGTGGATGGTATCGAATTTCTGCTACAGGCCAAATCGTTACAGGACAAACGGACGCCCGGTTTGAGATAATCAACACCACCGCTGACGGCGTTGATACTGCCGAGGCGACCAACAGCGTGTTCTGGTGGGGGCTTCAGGCTGAAATTGGCACCGGGGCAAGCCCCTACATCCGCACCACTGTTGCGGCCGTCACCGCCACCGCCGATGTGGCGACGATGCTGGTAAGCGCGTTTGATTTTAATGTGAACGCCGGGACAGTATTGTTCAGAGGGAGAACCTCTACCCTTGCGGATGCCTCAACCCACAAGGCACTTTGGAACTTATCGGACGGTAGCACTAGCGATCAGGTATGGGCGCATATTGAGGATACATCGGATAAGATAACAGCGAGCATTTATAGGGGCGGCTTTCAAATGAACGATCGAAGTGTCGGGACTGTTTCTAACGACACAGAGTTCTCCCACGTCATGGCTTGGGCCGCTAACGACGGTGCGCATACTCTGAACGGCGAAACTGTTAGGACCGATACATCCATCACAATTCCGATAGGCATCAGTGATTTTGATATCGGGCATCGGTGGGATAATTCGTCTCCCATCAACGGCACCATCGCCCTCATCGAGTATTACAACACGCGGCTGCCGGACGGCGTGTTGATAGGGCTGACGGCGTGACCTACTACAAGTCCGGCGACCACTCTGTAATTTGCGATAGGTGCGGATTCAAGGTCAAGGCATCCGAGACGCGCAAGGAATGGAACGGGCTCCGGATATGCAAGACGCACTGGGAGCCGCGTCATCCCCAGGAGTTCATCCGTGGGCGACCTGACCACCAGGCCGTCTACGATCCGCGCCCCGAGGGGATAGACTTGTTCCTCGACCCGAATCAGGTGACGAGTACGGATTTCACCACCACCGGCAAGACGGACACGACCGATAGTCACGCCGCTTGGGACGGGGGTTTGGCAATATGGGACGCTGCTGTCAGCGGTGGCCCGTCACTATGGGATTAGGACATGGTATCAGCAATTGACAAGACCAAGCCGGTAGTATCGGTTCCTACCACGGCTTCCGTGCGCTCTAATTTCACCTCCGCTGCGGACGAGATTACCGCCGTGCAGGGGGGAGAGTTCAAAGACCTGTCCATGACGGAGGGCGGGCTTGTTCTGGCGTCCAGCAGCACGGAGATCAAGTCCACGGCGGTTCTCGGGGATGGGGTGGTTTTGGTTGGCGACGGGGTAACCGACCCGGTATCGCTGGCAGCATTCACGTCCTCGACCGGGACGCTGAAGCATGAAAGCGGTGGTCTTGAGTTCGATGCTTCCGCAGTTGCCAATGCCGATTTCGTCGTCGGTACGGGCGCCGGTACAATGGGATTGGAATCCGGCGCTACGGCACGCTCCAGTCTAGGCGTGGGGACGGGCAACAGCCCCCAGTTCACATCGCTGACTCTAAGCGGTGGACTAACCTTTTCCGGTGCGAACCCCGAAATCCGCGGCGGGGACACGAACGGCGTAACCGTAATATCGGCAAACACTGATGCGCTTGGCGCGATCCTGGCTTTGTATGGGGACACGCATGCGAGCCGCGCCGGTGACTATGAGTTCCGGGATGATGCTGGCGTAGTCTATGACTACGACGCCTCTGATAACGAGCACAAATTTGGCGGGACAATTACAGGGGGCACCTTTGTTGTTACCACCAACGTTATAAAGACCGACGAAAATACAACAGCCCTATCTATCTACGGAGGGACAACTGCTGCTGACGGTGCAGTGCTTAATCTTTATCCTGACGGTCACGCGAACGCGGACGACATAGAGTTCGTCGCCGCTAGCGCGACAAAGATGCTGTACGACCACAGCAACACTGATTGGGGATTTACTGGGAACGTAACTGCAACCGGCACTCTCTCGGGCAGTGATTTGACGTTGGGCGGAGCTAATCCTGACATCATCGGCAGCGATACGAATGGCGTTCTCACGATTTCGTCCAACACCGATGTTCTAGGTGGGATGGTCAAATTCTATGGGGATACCCACGCGTCAAGGGCCGGGGATTATGCCTTCCTAGACGACACGACGGAGAAGTATGATTTCGACGCTACCGACTCCGAACACACATTCACTGGCGCGGTCACGGCAACAGGAGCAGTCACAGGCAGCAACCTTTCCGGCACGAACACGGGCGATGGTGCTAGTATTTCTGCTGATTACAATATTGAGGGCGGGGTATTTGGAAAGACCGAAAGTAATACTCCTTTCTTCACGCACTTAGGCGCTGGCGGGCCAACTTCGGTCACGGGTATCAGTAACGTAGCCATTGGTGAGGGCGCGGCAGGAAGTCTAACATCGGGAACCGGCAACGTCATTATCGGCAGGGATGCCCTTGACGGGGCTACTGCGCCGGTTAATGCGGTTGCAATCGGTCTCAGTGCTATGGGCAATGGAAATGTGTCAGGCGTTGGAAATATAGCGGTTGGCAATACGGCGGGCAACGATCTCACTTCCGGGATATATAGCGTTCTTGTTGGCCAAGCTGCGGGCGCGAACATTACGCAAGCGAACAATACGATAGCTATCGGGCGACAGACAATAGGCACTGGAATTACTATCGGAACTGACAATCTCGCAATAGGACGCTCCGCTGGCAATAATTTGACTACTGGTACTTACAACGTCTTGATCGGGTCTTTGGCCGGGGTGAATATTACGGGTGGCGATTACAACATCGCCATCGGGGAAGGTGCTCTTGATGCCGCTACTACCAGCGGGATACTTAATAACAACATCGCCATCGGTCAAGATGCTATGGGGACAGGCGTTCTTGATGGAGATAACAACATAGCTATTGGTCAAGGTGCTGGCATAGCTATGACTTCGGCATTAGATAATACGATTGTCGGAGCCTTGGCGGCGACATCTTTGACCACTGGAAATAATAATACCATCATCGGCCAAAATGCGGAGCCGTCTGGCGCTACGGTGTCTAATGAAGTTACAATTGGCGACACCACCGTGTCCACAACCCGCGTTCAAGTAGACTGGACGATCCTTTCCGACGAACGCGATAAGACCGACATCGTTCCAATCAGTGACGAGAGCCTCGCCTTCATCAATGCCCTAACCCCGGTTACATTCAAACTTGATGACAGGACTTGGTATTACGATGAGGAAGCTATTGTTACCCCGGGGAAGATGATAACTCCTGAAGGTGTTAACGGGGACGGCAAAATCATACCGGAGGAACGCGAACCTGATAAAGAAAAAATCATCCGGCACCCCAAGCCTCGCGACGGCTCTAAAATAACTTCCATTGTCAGGCCGGGCCTTACCGCGCAGGATGTTATGGTGGCGGCGGCAATTCATGGCAACGGGCAATTCGACGATATCGTCAATAGCACCAACCCGGAAAGGTTGGAATATATCCCGAGTGCTATTCTGTTTCCCTTAATTAAAGCAGTCCAAGAATTAAGCGCCAAGAACGATGCCCTTGAAGCCCGTCTGACGGCGGGAGGCCTATGATATGGCTACTTCCGGCAGCGTTGATTTCACCCGCACCCGCGACCAGATCATCAGGGGCGCGTTGCGGCTGTGTGAAGCCATCGCGGCGGGCGAAACGCCGTCCAGCGAGGAAACGGTCGAAGCCTCCGAGGCGCTTAACCTGATGGCGAAAGCGTGGCAGGCGGACGGTATCCACCTGTGGGCGCAGGACGAGGGGGTGTTGTTCCTTGAAAAAGGCACCGCCAAATATTCCCTTGGGCCTTCGGGCGATGAGGCCAGCACCGCCTACGTGACCACCACCACAACGGCTGATATCGCGGCCAGCGGTACGTCCTTGGCCCTGACCTCGATCACGGGCATTTCGGCTTCCGACAATATCGGAATCGTCCAGGATGACGGCACGTTCCACTGGGACACCGTGAGCGGAACCCCGTCCAGTCTCACCGTTACCCTGACCACGGGGATGACCAGCGCGGCGGCCAGCGGCAACCGGATATTCACCTTCACCTCCCTGATCATGCGCCCCATCCGAATTCTCGATGCCCGATTGAAGGTCAATAATGGCAACGAAATTCCGTTCGTTGATATGCTCACCCGCGATGAATATTTTGACCTTCCGAACAAGACCAATCAGGGGAAGCCTGTCCAGGCATATTACGATCCGCAGTTGACGAACGGGGAGTTTCATATCTGGAACGCGGCGGACGATATCAACGACGTAGTGCTGTTCACCTTCATGCGGCCGATTGAGGACTTCGACGCCGCCGCCAACAACCCCGACTTCCCGCAGGAATGGGAAAACGCCCTGAAATGGAACCTGGCGGTCGAGATCGCGCCCGAGTACGGGGTTCCCATGGACAAGCGGGCGTGGCTGAGGGGAATGGCGGACGAAAAGAAACAAACGGCGCTGGCCTTCGACCACGAACCTGAGAGTATATATTTCCAACCGGAGATTGACCATGCCTGAATATGCCCCCGGCGTGGCTGACTGGTCGCTGAGGCCGGGTGCCAACCAGTTACAGACGCTTGCCCAACTGACCGGCCGGTCTACCGCGCCACAGGCCCCCGCCGCCCCCAATTATCTCAGGGGGATGCAGGGGGGCAGAGGGGAGCCCGGTAGAGGGCCTTCGGTCGGGAGCATGTCGCCTCCAGGCGGCGGGACAGCGCAGGCCATGGGTGCTCACCCTGGCGGGTTGCAGGATACGGGATTTCCCGATATTGACGCTGAAAGTGTTGTTGGTACTCTCGCCAGCTTGGCGGCAAGGGCTTTCGGTCTTCCCTCGATTGCCGCTCCCGCCGTCACCGCGCTCGCCACGATGGCATTTGATGCTTTTCAACCCACTCAGCCGCTTAGTCCTCTCCAGGATTACATGTCGCCACAGGCGGTCATAGCGCGGCAATCTCAACAGGCCCAAGCAGAACAGGACGCATTCAACGCCGTGAACCCGCCGGGCACCGACCCGAGAGGCCGCGACCCCAGCAGAGGTCTTGGAGGCCCCGCTCCTCCCGGAATGATGGGCGGATTTTCTGCTCCTGGCCATGATCCAAGCGGCGGTCAAGGCGGCAGTCCTGGCGCAGGCATGGGTGGCCCTGGTGGTGAAGCTGGTGGTCCTGGCGCTCCCGGCGGCGGCGGCAACCCCTGGTAATGAGAATACCTTTCGCCGTCCAGTCCTATCGGGGCCGGAGCCTGCCATTATCAGCGCAACAACTGGTGAACCTGTACCCCGAGAAGGCCCCTCTGGATGCCAAGATGCCGGTAGTCCTCTACGGCACTCCGGGGCTCAAGGCGTTCGCGTCCAGTGTCGGGACTGGGCCGATTCGCGGGATGCACGTCTTCAAGGACACCCTCTGCGTGGTTTCCGGAGCCGATTTCTTTACCGTCGATAGTTCCGGTACGGCGACCAATCGGGGCACGGTCGGGGGAAACGGGCCGGTGCCGATGGCCGACAACGGGGAAGAACTCGCCATTGTTGCCGGGCCGACACTCGGAGAAACCTTCGTTTGGGATGGTTCCCTGACGGCGATCAGCGATAGCGACTTCCCGGGCGCTTCCGATGTCACGTTCATGGACGGCTACCTGATCTTCACCAAGCCGAATACCGACCAGTTCTTTCTGTCGGGCCTGAATGATGCCACGGATTATGACGCCCTCGATATAGCGACCGCGGAGGGCGATCCCGATGACCTGGTGGGGTGCGTCAACGATCACCGGGAACTGTGGCTGTTTGGCAAGAACACCACCGAAGTCTGGTACAACTCTGGAGATTCGACGTTTCCCTTCGAGCGGATTTCCATCGGCTACATAGAGCGCGGCTGCATCGCCCGAGATTCAATCGTCAAAGAAGATAACAGCCTGTTCTGGCTGGGCGACGACAAGATAATTTACCGGGCGGCAGGGTACGTTCCCCAGCGGGTGTCCACTCACGCCGTCGAGAACGCCATCGGGGGGTATGCGAACCCCGAGGATGCCACTGCGTTCTCGTATACTCAGGAAGGCCACAAGTTCTACTGCCTGAGCTTCGATGAGGCGACTTGGGTTTACGACATCGCCAGTGGCACCGAAGGCCCTCTGTGGCACAACCGCACCGGCTACGACGCCATCAACAAGCTCTTCCTGAATCGTTGGCGGGCCGATAACGGGATTGATGCCTACGGCAAGAACCTCGTTGGAGATTTTGAGAGTGGGAAAATCTACGAACTCGACCTTGACACCTACCAGGACGACAGCCAACCAATCCAGGCCCGAGTGACATCACCGCCGATCCATGCGGACACCAAGCGGATGTTTTTCAATCGGCTGCAAGTCGAGATCGAGAGCGGTGTTGGGTTGACTTCTGGGCAGGGTTCCGATCCTCAAGCGATGCTGGACTGGACGGACGATGGTGGGCGCACGTATTCCAACGAACACTGGGCGACGATGGGCAAGATCGGCAAGAACCGCTGGCGGCTTATCTGGCGGCGCCTGGGGTGGTCATGGGAACGGTCCTTCAGATTGACGATCACCGACCCGATAAAGCGAGTCATCATCGCCGCGAATGCTGACGTGAGCACGTCATAATGGTGACCATTCCCCAGATTCCGCGCACCGCGCCCATTGATCCGCGCACCGGGGCGACAAGCCGCGAGTGGGCCAGATATTATGAGGATTTGAGGGTCTACCTTAGCACCCTCCCCAACGTGGTAACGTCGGTCTTCGGGCGGTCCGGTGCGGTGCTGGCCGCGGCGGGAGATTACAGCGTGTCGAAGGGCGGCACGGGGGCGACATCGTTCACCGACGGCGGGCCTCTCCTTGGCTCCGGCACAGGCGCGATAACCGCCATGGCGGTATTGGGCGATGGCGCGATTGTCGTTGGCGACGGGGTTGCCGATCCCGTGCCGATAACGGCTTTCACAAGTTCGACTGGCACTCTGACATCGGCGAAACACTTTACGGCTACGACCGCAAATAAGGGCGCGGTCAAGGAAGCAACGGCGATTGCCGACCTCAATCAGACGATCACTGCCCCGCCGACACAGGGGGAAGTTCAAGATATCAGCGACAAAATTGATGCTCTGCTGGCGGTCATGCGGACCGCTGGACAACTGAGCACGTAAGGAGCAAAACATGGCTTGGGATGATCTTTGGGGCGCTTTGGCGTCTCTTGGCGGGGCCTGGATTACGTCCAGCGCGGCCGGGAAAGCTGCGGATGTCCAGGCACAGGCGGCCGGACAGGCGGCGGGTACATCGCAGGCCATGTACGAACAGGGCCGCGAAGACATAGGGCCGTGGCGGGACGTGGGAGCCAATGCGCTCTACCAAATGGCCGCCCTACAGGGCACCGAATACGAAGGCGCTCCAGGGACGATGGGCGAACGCTACGGCACCGCAATGTCCAGGTTCAAGACATCCCCTGGGTATGAGTTCCGTCTGTCCGAGGGGCTGAAGGCGCTGGACCGCTCGGCTGCCTCACGCGGGAGGTTGATGTCCGGGGCCACCATCAAGGGCGCTCAGGAGTACGGCCAGGGCGTTGCCTCGCAGGAATACGGTCAATATTATAACCGGCTGGCGTCGATGGCCGGACTTGGCCAAACATCCGCCGCGCAGGGAGCTGCTGCCGGTTCCGCCGCTGCTGGTCAGATCGGCGGTGCCCAAATGTACGCCGGGGCGGCCCGCGCCAGCGGGTACGGTGCCCAGGCGAACGCATGGTCCAACGCCGGCAACCAACTAGCCTATCTGTACGGGAGGGGTGCCTGATGGCCATGTTCTATGACCCCGCGAACATTCAACAGTTTGACATCCGCAACGTCGAAGCCGGGCGTCAGGCAAAGATGCAGAACGAACTGGGAAAGATGCAGTTGGGGGAGGCGCGTCAGGGCATCGAACGGGGCAATCAGCTTGGCGCCCTTTTCGAGCGTGGCGGAATGCCGTCGGTTGAATCCGTCGCGGCCGTTGATCCCGACTTTGCCATAAAGTACGGGAACATGCGGGCGAAGCAGTCCACGGCGGAACAAGAGGCCGACGACGAACGAATCGCACAGTTGAACCGTGGGCTGCAATACGTTCTCGAAGGGACAATCGGAACGCCCGATGATCGGTATGCGAACGTAAGGAAGGCGCTTGAAAGGGTTGAGCCCAACAGCACTTCACGTATGCCCGATGCCTTTGATGCCGCATGGGTCAGCAGAACGCTTGCCATGACTGGCGAGATGCAGAAGGCCAAGGCACCGCTGTCACCCGCTGGGAAATTGGCTGATGATCTCAAAAGGGGTCTCATCACCCAAAAACAATACGATGCGGCGAGAAAGAAAACAGACGAGAAGGCCCCCACGCTTCAAACATACACCGACGAACAGGGCCAGCAGAGGCAAGGCTATTTCATCAAACAGAAAGATGGCACTTGGAAGATAAAGCCGGTTGGTGGCGTAAAACTAACCCCGCAAGAGAAATTCCTTCAAATATTGGAGGGACCGGATCAGCCTAGCGGTGGCACTGGCGCGGACATTCTCGGTGGCGCTGGCGGGGATATTGTGGGGCAAGCGGCGGGCGATATTATCACTGGCGATGAAACACAATCAGAATCACCCAGTATCCGTGAAATGTTCTTTGCCTTACCAGATGAAGTACAGGCTGGAATCAAATTAGCGAAAGACCCCATGGCGGCTCTTTCAAAATATATGCTCCGTCAAACCGGACTTGATATTCAATTCGATGAAAATGGAAAACTTCTGAGAATCACTCAAGGCGGCAAAGGCGCTGAATGGGGGAAGAAGGGGCGGGGGACAATTGAGGAAAAGCTATTCAACGCCCGTGAAGGATTAGCTCGCATCCAGACTATTGAAGATTCGTACCGGCCAGAATTTCAACAAATTGGGACGCGGTTTCAAGCAGCATGGGCGGCGGGCAAAGAATTCCTGGGCTTCGATCTTGATTCCGAGGACAAGGCGCTAGTCGCTGACTATGCGGCATATAAAAGAAACGCCATCGAAAACATCAACCGATATATCAAAGAGATAACCGGCGCACAGATGAGCGAGGCCGAAGCAACCCGTCTGCGAAGAGGCGTTCCTGATCCAGGCGATTCTTGGTATAGCGGGGATTCTCCAACCGAGTTTGATTCAAAATTGAAATCCCAAGCCCGTCAGCTTCGCGCCGCTGCCGCCCGTTATCAATACGCCCTGAAAAACGGCTGGGACATGAACCCCGACAATCTTGAAAAGGCACTCCCGCTTGATAGTGTCGAAGATATGATCGAGGAACGCGGGGCGGCGCTTGAAAGACAACTTCGTGCCCGTCGTCCGGATTTGTCAGATACGGCAGTCGAGGGATTCGTCATGCAAACGCTCAATGTGGAATTTGGAACGGGGCAATAACATGGCCGGTAAATACGCAACTGCGGTTCTTGATGGTTCCGAAGCGGAAAAAACATCGCCTAAGTACGCTAATCGTGTGCTTGGCGAGAAGACACTCGGGCAGGACGTTCCACAAAAAACAGGAGAACCATTACTCGATCCAGAAATTGTTGAACGGGGCACTTTTCTTCCTTTCGGGAGAACAAAATCTGGGGAAACAGAGTGGGCGTTGCCGGAGATCGCAGTTGAGATTCTTCATGCTATCAGTCTCCCCGGCAAAGCGTTAAGGGGAGATCCAATAACCGAGATCGATGTAACGCGAGCGGCGCTCGTCATTGGGATGCCCGCGCTTCGGGGCATAGGCGGGACGGCATTAAAACGAGTCCCCCAGCGAATCACCCGGAAACAGGTCAAGGGAGCCCCGACGACTGGGCAACTCAAGGAAGAAGGTGCGGCACTATTCCAGAAAGTAAGGGGCAGTGATGCCGTTATTTCACTGGATAGTTACCAGAACGCGCTCGCCAAATTAGAGACTTCCATATTCAAGTCAGGGTTTGACTCCGCCTTGCACCCAATCGCCGCATCAGCGCTCAAGGCTATTTCAAAACGTCTTGGCAGCGAACTCGATATGCAAGACTTGATGATTGTTCGGCGGCAGATTAAGAACGCCGCCAACAGTCTAAATAGGGATGAAGCCCGCATAGGATCAAAGATGGTCGCCCACATTGACGATTATGTGAATGGCTTGACTGCTGATGATCTTGTCTCAGGTTCGGCTGAAAAAGCAGGGGAGACACTTAAAAAAGCAAGGCGTCTCTGGGCAAAGATGAGCAAGTCGGAAGAAATTGACGATATTTTTGAATACGCCAGAAACCAAGCCAGCGGTTTTGAAAACGGCCTCCGTATTGGATTTCGGGCACTCTTGAAAGACAAAAGGCGCATTAAGGGTTTCACAAAAGATGAAGTCAAGGCCATGCGGGAAGTGGTGGCCGGAAATTTTACGAGGAATGTCTTGAAACGCTTGGGAAAACTGGGACCGGGGACGGGTCAACAAACGAACATGTTGGGCTTTGGCTTGGGTTCTGGAGGTGGTGCTGCCGTTGGTAGCGCCTTTGGCCCGATAGGTGCTGCTGCCGGCGCTATAGGTGTTCCGGTGTTGGCTCACGGTGCTCAAAAGCTAGGAGAACGCGGGACACGCCTAGCAGCGGAGAAAGCCCGCGCCTTGGCAGCCGGGGTGCGTCCGAGGATTAAGACCGTCCCGTATGGAACTCAGGGTGTTCAGCGGGGGGCTCTGGGACTTGGAGTTGGGGCCGAGGCGGGACGTGTCGAGAATCAGCTAGAAAGAATGAGGAGACCCCGATAATGGCAACACGCTTCACACCGCCCCGGGAACAGCCCGTGGACTCCAACGGCGACATCTACAGCGGCGGCCTGCTTAATTTCTACGTGACGGGCACCACGACTCGCCTGGACACCTATTCGGACAACGCGCTGTCTTCCGCGAACGCCAACCCGGTAGTGGCGGACTCGGCGGGGCGGTTCGGGGAAATCTTCCTCAAACCGCAGGATTACAAGGTGGTCCTGACGGATTCCGATGCTTCCACAATCTTCACTGCTGATCCGGTACATGGTGACGCGCAGGATGTCAGTTCTGGCACGTCGGGCCAGTTCCTCCAGACCACGGGTGCGACCTCTGATCCCCAGTGGGCGAACGTCGAGGTTGGGAAGAGCGGCATCATCAACGCCGATTTCAGGATCAACCAGCGAGGGGGCACGTACACCAGCGCCACCACGCCGGCCAACAGCGATGACACGTTCCTGTTCGACCGCTGGATATTGCTTTCGGACGGCAACGACAGGGCGGACATTTCGCAGGAAACATCGGTGGTTCCGACCGGGACCTATTCCGCCATCAAGTTCGATGTCGAGACGGTCAGCGCGACATCGCAGAAGATGGGCATCCTCCAGGTTCTTGAAGCCAAGGATGCGGCCAAGTTCATCGGTGGCACGGCGAGTCTGTCATTCAAGGCCCGGACGACATCGGGCCAAGCCGAGAACCTGCGGGCGCACGTCCTGTCCTGGGATAGCACGGCGGACAGCGTGACCTCCGACGTGGTGAACGCATGGAGCGCCGAGGGCACCAACCCGACGTTCGTCGCCAACTGGACGGCCGAGAACACCGCTGCGAATCTTGCGCTGACCAACACCTACCAGACCTTCAAGATCGAGGGCATTTCCATTGACACCGCTTCCGCCGCCAACGTCGCCGTGTTCATCCATGTAGACGACACCGATCTTGTGGCCTCTGACGTGTTCTACATCACCGACGTGCAACTGGAATTGGGTTCGGTCGCCACCACAATCGAGAAGGAAACCTACGGGGCCGAATTGGCAAAATGCCAGCGGTTTTACGAGCACTCATACGACATCGGAACGGCGGTGGGGACCAGCACGGAGAACGGGGCCGTCCGGTTTTCCGATCCCGTGGCGGCCGGGTCTCTCTCCATCCATTTCAAAGTCACGAAGCGGGCCGCCCCGACAATGACCGGATATTCCACCACCGGAGCGTCAGGCAAATATCGCGATCTGACGACTGGCGCGGATCACAACATCACCCTGGAGGATATTGGCTTCAACGGTTGCCATTGTGACTTTGCTACCAGCGGTGCCATTGATGAGTTGAAGGGCTTCCACTGGCGAGCGGTATCTGAACTGTAGGAGACGACCGATGCTAGGACTAGGCGTGACAGGAACGGCGGCACAGAAGGCCACGGTTGACAGCGCGTTGGGCGCTGGCCTTGTCTCCTCCCCCCTATGGATGCAGTCCCTCGAAAGCACGGGCACGATCATTCTCGTCCTTTTGGGTTGTGCCATCGCCATTTTCCGGCTTATCATCATGCGATACGAGTACAAGCGCACCAAAGAGAAAGCCGAGCACCACGACTGAGAGGATAATCCGATGAGGTACACTGCCCCTTTTTAGTCGCGGCTCTGATAGCATTGGCGGCGTGTGCCAATCCTGTTCCTAGAGCCAGCCCCCCCCCGGAAGAGCCTGCTTGTAAGGTTTCATGGGAAGCGTACAGCGCTAAGACGCTGGCGATGGACCCCCGTATCTCTGTAATGGAGCTAAAGGGGGAAATGTTCATCCCCTTCCTTAGCTGGTACAATAGTTCGCCACCGATCTCGGACGAGAACCCTGACCGAATCTTCATCTTCAAGAAGCCTGGATACAGTAAGGTCGTGATAGCGTTCGTCACGAAAGAATGTGTTACAGCAGTGGCATCGACATCCGTATACTCCATGAGGCGGTTTCTCCCAATAAACGGGCCGGCGCTTGAATCGTCTGCACTGAATATTTCCGCCCAACTAGAATTCCATCCCACTTCCTGCGCTTATGGCTTGTTCGGTGCGTTTACCCGCGCCATGTCAGCATCATTCCCCAGCGCCACCATGCGCGTCATCCGGGGGGGCCTTGGCGGAACGGTTTCTTGAACAGTTCACGGCAGTGCCAGCGTCTATGCGTTATGATCAATACGTCGTCCCAGGCTGGCGCAAGACCACGACATTCATAGCGATCTATTCTTCCCCAAATGCTCGGACGCGGCTCCTGGTCCTGGTGGCTGACCCATGCGTGGTAATGTCAACGGCGCTCGACAATTCGCACGTCGATAAGATGCTGGAGAAGGCCGATGGTTGAGATTGATCGGTTCCAAATCGCCGTCGCTTTCGTGCTTGAACGGGAAGGCGGCTTGGTCGACGACCCCAAGGACCCCGGCGGCATCACCAATCATGGGATTTCGCTACGCTTCCTCAAGGGCGTCGTGCCCTACGCCACCCCCGTTACCGTTCAGGACTTGAGCCGCGAGACGGCCATCGAGCTTTATTGGGAACATTTCTGGGAAACCTGTAAATGCCAGTCATTGCCCGCAGTACTCGGCTTTGCGGTCTTTGATTGCGCCGTAAACCAAGGTCCACGAACCGCCCGCAAGCTGCTTCAACGCGCCCTGGGGGTAACGGCTGACGGATATTTCGGCCCAGTCACCCTCGCCGCGGTCCACGATTGCGAGCCGCCGGCGGTGCTGACCGACTTCCTGGCCCGTCGAGCAAAGCGGTACGCCGAGACGGCCAACTTCCAACGCTACGGCCGCGGCTGGTTCCGCCGGCTGTTCGAGGTCCAGCGCGCAACCTATAACCGCCTAAAAATCTTATAACGAGGTTCCTCTATGGCCGCCCAAAATCCAAACCCAGGTCCGTGGGACAACTCGATGTCAGACGGCGGGACAGCGATCCCCGATAAGCTGATCCTCAGCGGGAGCGCCCATGACGTGTTTGTGCGCCATGATCACGACTATCATTTCGGCGGCAGCTTATGGGATAAGATCAAGGCCGACGCCCGAATGGCTTGGGGATTGCTGAAAAAGCCGGGATCATGGAAGCTCATATCCCTGCCAGCGTTCCTCGCCGTTTCCACGGTAGGCATAAAATACTTCAATTGGAAAGGGCCTGGCGTTCCTTCCGCCTAAGATATTTTCTCCGATAGTCTTTCTGTCTGCATATGCGGCACCTCCGCCCCCTCGATACCGGCGCACGGTGTGGTGTTGATGATACGGCCATCTATGGCGCGTTCACGCCAGGGGATCAGCTTCGCATCCTCCAGATGGTCGGCGGCGCTCTCCCGTTCTTTGTCGGTTCCTTCGCCCGCTTGGTATAGCTTGAGCAAGGCTTGAGCTGCCTGGAGATAGGCGCACTGAGCCTTGTATAGCTTCTCCCCAGCCAACTCCATCGCGTCTAGAGTGGTGTTGAAATTGTCCATGATAGCGCTCCTTTGCAGTCAGTGAGTATATGGACAGTCGGGATCGTCACAGCCCGACCAACATTCAATGTCAACGGGATAAGCCGCAGTCGGGTTCGGGTTGTCCTCGGGCGCGTCGATGTCCAGGCCCGCGTAGGGTTCGTCTTCGTCGTCATCCATATCGGCCTCCCTATAGTTCATCGGGCGGCGTCAGCCGCTCCCGGTCCTGACAGTCTTCACAAAGCGGCGGGGCTGCTTCGTCCAAGGCCGCGCCGCATTGGCAGCATACAGGTTCGGGGTCTTCGTATGGCGGTTCCGGTCTGCGTCCGTCATATTTCAGAACGTCTTTGTGCATCGTCAAATCCTCCTTTGCGGTCAGCCTTCATGAGCCATTTGGTCATGCCCGGCGCATCTATTTGAACAATAATCGAAAGCCTTTCTCATGCCAGGATATTGGCGGGCGATGATCGTCGCAGTAACACGGTTGGCGTCGTCCGTCGCTTTCCCACAGTACTGGCAGCAAAATTGTCCTTCGCCGGCGATATAGATGGTGCATAATTCTTTGGCTCGCGATTCCATAGCGGCTTTTGATGTCGACCAAGTTTTACCATTCAGCACGTCATTGAGATAAGCGGCAGCAGAGAAATTTTCACTGCGGACATATATGAGCACCCGATCAAATTCTATCGGTTGGCACGATAACCCTTGGATAGCCATGACCTGCTCATTGGACGGGCGCTTGACAAAATAAAGGCTAATATCAGCCGCCTTCACTTCGTTGTAGCCGATCTTTTCGACGGCCCATTCTTCCAGCTCGAAATTTTTCCCCTTGCCTCCGATGCGCCAGAGCGATTTTAGCTCATTGCCAATTGCGTCAATCACGCAGCGGCGGGCGGCGGCGTCTAAAACGGCTTCCGCTGCCTTGAATTTTTCCAAGTTTGTCGTCATCGTATATTGCTCCTTATTGAAACGGCCAGCAAGGAGGTTTCACTCCTTTCGACCAGAGCACCCCCGCACCCCGCAAGAAAAAAGCTAATGCGGCAATTCCGCAATACAACGACGCGGCCGGATAATTGCCCCCTACAGCAAGGACCGTGGCAAACCCGAGGCTGCCGCCGAGGACGACACAACAGCCATGTCGGAAAATCATATTCCCTGTCATTACGGCCTCCTTACCGTTCATAGGTTTTCCCAAACTTATAAAACAAACAGGTCAGTAGTCCGGCCCCTATAATGCCATATGAAATCACCATGGCGTGAGCGGGAACCGCCCAGATTAATCCCCCAATAACGGCTATCCCAAGCCATCCGATAGCAACGCCCTTCAACCCTTTCTTGCTCATTTCAGCCCTCCTTTGCGTTACGCCCCGAACCGGAACTGGTAGCTGAGGGACCGAACGACCTTCCCGTTTTCCATGGCTGGCAAATAGAGGCACCACCGGCCCTCGGCGTCCTGGGCTTTGATCGCTTGAGGCATCGTGTCTGGAAATTCGCCCCCATGTTCTAGAGTCTCGAACGTCAGGCCAGACCCATCCATGGTCTCGTCTTGGGGCCGCATTTCCTCTTTCATCTCTTCGTATTGGTGCGTTTTGGTAACCAACATCGTTTTCTCCTTTCGCCCATAGGGCTCCTTTGCGGTCAGTCGGCGTCCGGGGCAATATCTTCAAACCCAGTCAGCCAATCGGCCATGGCGGTTAGTCCTTCCTCATAGCTCAAGCCGGGGTAGCGAGTGCCCTGGTCTTGGCTATCCCGTGCCCAGTTCACCACTCGATTGATCTCATCGTCGGTTCGCTTGATTACATAGAATGACATCGTATATTCCTCCTTATCGACCCGTTGGTATTAGATCAATCCCAAAAAAGCTGGCGAGCATCCCCGCTGCAATCGATGCGCCGACGACGCCAACAATCAACAGCCACTCCCTTCTTCTCTCTGTCATCTTCAGCCTCCTTTACGTCTTGAATTTGGCCAATTCCTTGGCCTTCTGTTCCTCGGCGTCACGCTGTAGCGCCCGGTAGATCGAGGCTCGGCTGACTTTGAAATTGTCCGCCACTTCGGCCATGGTGCATGTCGGGTCTTCCAACATGGTCTTGATGGCCGTGAGCATCCTGGGCCTCACCTTGGACCTCCTGCCGCCCCTGTGGCCCCGCGCTCTAGCCGCCTTCAATCCCGCCTTGGTGCGCTCCGAAATCAGGTTGCGCTCGAACTCGGCGAACGCGGCCAGCATATGGAAGATCATCTTGCCCGCTGCCGTGGTGGTATCGATTGATTCCGTTAGACTGCGGAAGCCAACACCGCGAACGTCGAGGTCTTCCAGAATGGCGATAAGCTCGGGGACAGACCGTCCCAGCCGGTCCAAGCGCCATACGATCAAAGTGTCGCCTTTCCGCAGCGACTTTAGGCAAGCATCAAGCTGGGGGCGCTTGGTCTTGACCCCCGATACCTGTTCCTCGTAGACCTGCCCCGGATCGACGCCAGCCTTTACCAGCGCGTCCCTCTGGAGGTCCATCACCTGATCGTCGGTCGAAACTCTGGCATATCCTAAGAACATGATTTTGCGAACGCCATTGGTTGGTGAGACAAAGTGGCACAGTATAACGCAACAATGAAACGGGCGTCAATCATTATCGCGCTCCGGGGACGATTCCCTATACATCTTCTCACCAAGCGCCCGCCACATGGCAATCAATAGATGATCTGGAGCGTACTTCCGCAGATACGACGCCTCACCCATATGGTGAAGCCGGGTATGTTCAATCTGGCCCATCGGCAGAGCGTGGTCATCACGTTTTTTATCATGCCCCGCATGATGGGCAATAACCGATATGTTCGCTGTCGCCGGTAAATCTGTGATGACGCATCGTTCGTCCAGAAGAGACTTGAGATAGTCGGAATCATCGACGGTCTTAGGTTTGGGGACTACGTTCATCCGGTGGTTTCCTCATCAGCCTTGTCGGCGCTGGGCGGGGCGGCGATACTTCCCCCGACCATATCCCATACCTCGTTCTTCAACTCCTCGCTGGTCACTCCGGGGAGCCAATGCCGGATCACGATGTCCACGGCCCTGTTGTAGAAGGCATTGAAAGCCGTCTGATCCATCTTGGCGAAGCTGATGGACTTCGGGATATACGCGGGATTTCCGTCCTTCGCGATGATGGTGTCACAATGGCCGAGGGCGACCTTGAGGGCGGTGAGCATGTGTTCCTTAATCTCGTAGCGTTCTTGGTTTTCGAAGACCTTTTGAACCAACGCCATGAACAGCCGGTGGTGCTGGAGGTTTCGGGCCTTGATGACCTCGACCATCACCAGGGCGCCGATCTTGATACCCGCCATGATGGCCTCGCCGTCGTCGTCTGTCGGCCGAAGACCGCCGAGCGTTTTCTGGAAGACGGCCTTTGTCATGCTGCCGCCGAAGCCATGTCGCGCACGGTCTTGACCTTCGCGGCCCCGGCGTCGGACTTGGACGCGATGCCGTCTAGCGTCTTGGCGTTCTCAGCGATGAAGGCGATCTCCGGGGATGTCTTGACCGCCGCTTCCAGCGACACAAAGAACATCTTGTCGTCCTGGAACCGGACAACCTCGCCATCCGGGTAGACTAGCGACAGGGTGGGGGCGTGTTCCTGCGATTGCTCGCCGCTCAGTTCCACCGTCCGTTCGGCGATGATGTCCTTGAAGGCCCGCTTCTCGGGATGCGTTGATCCGTCCCACAACCCCGGTCTATCGCGTTGCATTTGTTCCAAGAGCAGCTTCGCGCTCATCAACAAGCCGGTGAGTTGATCACCATCGGTGCAAGCCCACAAATCCCCGTTGAGTTCCTTGAGCGCCTTATTGAAGTCTGTCTTCGTGAGAGGGCCACCCCACGGGGGTTCAACGACGGGCGGCGGCGGGTCGCTTTCGGTCTTCTCCGGGTCGTCGCCAGTTTCGATCTGAAACAGCTTGAACAGAAGGTACTTGTTGGCCCCGGTCAGCGCCTTGTAGAGCCCCTTGTCGCCAACACCGCCGGTCTTGTGCTTGTCGTTACCCATGCCCATGGCGACGATCTTCTCTGGCCATACATCACCATCCTTGTGGGCAAGGGTGTATTCGACGACAACGCTAGTATTGCCGTATTGGTCAATTTCGGATTGGTCCCGAGTGCTAGGGATGAGCAACAGCCCAGCTTTGACCATCGCCGGGCGCAACACATCCAGAAGCGCACCCTCCCCGGCATAATTATATTTATGGAAGTCGTTGCGGTCCTTCTTCTGGACGTACCCTACCTCCCCCATGATTTCATGGAGTGCCTTGAGAATTGAGGGGGGGTATTTCACTGTGTCTTTTCCGGTCATGTAACATTCCTTCCATGGATATCGCCGAGGATGCTGAAGTCGGTCATGGCTTCACCCCATGGACATCGCGGCGATGATCTTCCACACCAGCCGCCTTTACCCGCTTTCCACATTCGGGGCAATTTACCTTCGATGCTTTGGGCCAGCAGTCTACGCGCTGGTCGTCGATCTGGTCGGGTTCGCAGCCAGCGCAATATTGAGGATAGCCCGCGTCGGTCCCCAGGTACTCGCCGCACCCCTCGCAGAGCGTCCCGTCCAGCATCATGTCAGCTATGTCGCCCATGGCCTCTATCCCTCCTCAATCTCTGGCGAACCAACTTCGCCCATTCAATGCTGTCGAACATCCGCGGCGTGGACCGGCGGCGCCGGAAACCCAGCCAGCGGCATAGGCGGTGCCACCATCGACCGCCGAGCAGCATCACTGGCCCTCCGCCCTTTGGATCAATTTGTCTTCCATATCCCACCCGAATCTCCAATGCCGATGCAAAGAGGTTCCCACCGCATGGGGATTGTCGCCGCGTGGAACATCATCACGTCGGGCATGATAGCCTTCGACACCGGCTTCGATTGCGAATTCGGTATGTTCTTCATCCATGATCGCCTCCTTATGCTCCTCCGATGGTCACGATCAGCACCACCGCCCCGACCACCACGGCGGCGGCAAAGGCCAGGAACAGAGCGGCAGCGGGGGTTAAACTGAATGAGGTAAAGGTTTTCATCTCCACTTCTCCCCATCCGGTAGCAGGCTGGCCAGGAAGTCGCGTTCGGCCTTCGCGTGTTTCTTGCAAGAGCGGCACTTGCCGACGACGCGGTGGTCGATGAAGATGGAGTGGCTGACTAAATGGTGTCGGCCAAACGCATAGTAAGGCGTTCCGTGGCATCCTGACTTGCCGGATTTGGCTGAAACAGGGCATCCCTCGCAATCGCTCAAAATAAAGAGCTTACACAGTGGGCAATTGGTCGGTCCTAGATTCACCGCGCCCTTGCAGAATATCCTGTTCCACTTGCGGATCGAGCCCTTCAGCGCCTCAAGGGTTTTCGCGTTCATGTCATTCATGGAAATCTCCTTCGGCCCATGGGCAATGTCGCATTTCGTGTTCAATCAAATAATTAAAATGTTTGGCGGCTATGAAAATGCGGCATGGGTCGGTCCCCAGGATGGTGAAGGCCCCGACCTCGCCACCCCCGCCAGTACGTCTGTGAAAAGCCTGAATGTAATCAAGGGAACCGACACGAATATAATATGCACCGTGCGACGGCTCATATCCAGCGCACCCCGCAAGGAGCAGCAGCACGGCGAGGGAGCGGATCACGAGTCGCCTCCCATGGCCTGGGGGCTATAGGTTTCACATTCCCATGTTTCATTGTGCCAAATGGCGAAACGAAGGGGGGGCCAAAATAGATCGCGGACACAAGACGGTAGCGGCGGGTGATCGGCTGTCTTGACTATGCATTTCCCAGGCTTGGACTTCGAAATTCTCCTGGTCGGCGTCAGTTCCCATTCCGCCCATTGACAGGTTTTACAGGTCATCCTCGCCTCCCGTGGGCTTGGACTTGGCGAGTACGATGCTGACTTTTCTAACGCAAGTTTGCAGACAACGGGTGTTTGTCCAACCACCTATTCCGACCAAATCGCCTTCATTCCAACCGGATGCCTCGTTGGCAAGTTTGAGCGCCGCCTCCAGCATCTCCTCTACAACCCCGCCCTCCAGGGCCTCGGTGGGGAGGCTCTCGCAGGCGTTCCAGCAGGCAACGAGGCGGCAGGCGTCGGCTTCGGTGAGGATGCCAGACTCGGGATCGACGATGGTGGTTGCTTCAGGGAAATCCATTCCGTCTCGAGCCTCGGCGGCACATTCCAGATACCAGTAAGTCTCGTTGTTCCATCCCATGTCGTCGACCGTCATGAGGTGAAGCAGTCCCGGTGTGTGCTTGTCAGCCATGGTCCAGCCCCTCTCCGGGTGTGAAGGTGATTGTCACCGGGACGCAGGCAATGCGGTCTTCAAGAGCACCAAGGTTAGCGCCATTTCTGGTCACGTATGCTTGATCACTGTGCCGATGCGGGTACACGTTCACCCACACCTCGCGGGTCTCTGGAACGGGCTTCACGCGGTATTCCGTGTGCTTAACGAAGTCTGGTTGTCCGGTGTAGTGCCACGCATGCTGACTGCTGTATTTAGTCTCGACTTCCGCCCCGTCCAGCCATGCGTCGAACACGGCCCGGTGCTTCTTGATGCCTTCACGATCCATCATCTGTCTCCTTGAATTTAACCGAGTCGCCTCCCGTGGGCTTGGCGTAGTCGCGGATGGTGTTGCCGTCAGTGACAACCACGCCCGGTTTCCTGCCTGTGGCTGGCTTGGCCTTGGCGAGAACGGCGAGACATTTTTCTGTGAGTTCATCCCACCATTCATCGGTGCAACTTGATACCTGCGCGGGGTCGCCCCGGTCCCATTCAATGTGTTGTGGGGCACCATCACGGGCTCGGATGGCATTCAGTTCATGTGTTGCAAGTTCCAGCGCCTCCCGCATCTCCCCTACAACCCCGCCCTCCAGGGCCTCGGTGCTGATGGAATCGCAGGCGTTCCAGCAGGCAACGAGGCGGATGGCGTTGGCCTTCGCGGTTTCTCGACCAATGCTGCCGTATGTAATTTGCTCCATGTAGGCTTCAACCTTATGGTCAAGTGAACTGTTTCCAACAAAGCGAAGGGCTGGATAGTCATCGCCCCAATCGCCGTGGGTGACTTCGGCTACGGGATGGTCGGGGCACCAAATTTGCAGGCAAGTACATTCGCCCCTGTTGCAAACGGTCAGCGGCCCCGGTGTGTGCTTGTCGTCAGGCATAGTCGCCTCCTTCATAAATGCAAACGGCAATGCCCGGGTGGTCATCTGGGAAAGTGCGCCCGGCCATTACCCTTTCCATCATTTGATCTCGAATTTGACCGGCCCGCCGTCCTTGGGGCCGAATACGTTGATCTCGTGGAGCCCGCCGTCATCGCCACGGATGGTGATCTTGGTGTTCCAGAACGGCTTGCCATTGCGGGGCTTAACCCTTTTCGGGGACACGGCGATCGTCGCTGCGGCGTGGATCGTGACGGTGGTGTTCATGGGCCTGTCCGCTCCATCGCGGCCTTGATGTCCTTGCTATCGGCTCCTACGCAGGACAACAGGGACGCGGCCAGCATGTTTTTTGATGATTGCTCGGCCTCAAGGAATTGTGAGTGCAGATCCTCCATTACGGCTTTACTAACGGCTGCCGCGCTTTCATCCAGTTCAAGCGCCATTTCCCGAAGATCACCGGCAAGAGACATTTGGCCGAGCAATTTTGCCGCCCTTGCCAACATGGTCATGTGGGCAACGCACTCCTCGACTACGCGCTGGTTTTCCGAAGCTGCATCTAGGCTAACGCTCATCGCGGCGATCCTCGTCCCTGTGATGATGTCTCTACGCCCTCTCCCCGGCCACCGTTTCCGGCTCCGGGGATGGGGGCTGATGCCCAGCGGCGGTGGGGTTATTCGTCTTTGTCATCTCCGGGATCATGGAGGATCACGGGAACGTGGGGATTGTGGTCGTTTTTGGAACTGGCTCCGATGAGGGTCTTCGACCAATCTCTCAGCACCTTGGCCTTTTCGCGCCAAATTTGCTTCGCCTGATCCGGGGTATTGCGTCGAGATGTGATGAGATTTTCGATGCGGCCCGCCTCGGTGTTCAGTGCGTCGCAAATCTTGAGGACTTGGCCACCTCTTAAGTTGACGTTGATGGTATCCATGGCGTGCTGTCCTTTCCCAGATGTTGATGGGGGGACGGTAGACCATGGCGAGGGGGCGTGTCAATAGGAATATTTTATAATTGATAAGTTGACAGGGGTGGCAACCAGCATGTAGGGTGCCCAGCATGGAAAAAATATCAGAGCAATTTCTGGCGGAGGTCGAGGCATTTCTCGTTAGGACAAAGATGAGGCCAACCGCCTTCGGGCGGCAGGCGCTCAAGAACCCGGGCTTCGTGCTGCATCTTCGCAGAGGGCTTTCTCCGTCACTCACCACGGTAGATAAGGTCCGTGCCTTCATGGCAGGCCACGAATGACCGTCACGCTATTCCTCCCCATCCCGCCATCCCTGAACAACGCCTACGTCAACGTGCCGGGACTGGGCCGGGTGCGGTCGAAGGCGTACAACCAGTGGCTCACGGAGGCGGCCTGGCGGCTCAAGATACAGCGGGCCACCCAGCCGACGTGCTTCAAGGGCGAGGTGGTGGTGGACTTGACGGTGGAGCGCAAGCGAAAGGGCGTCGGCGACATCGACAACCGAATCAAGCCGGTGCTGGATTTGCTGACCAAATACGGCATCATCGAGGACGATTCGCACGTCCAACAGGTAACTGCACGGTGGGGTGAAACAACGACGGTGAGGGTGTCGGCGGCTGAGAGATAGAGGATAGAACGACATGGAAAATGGGCAAATGTTTTACTTGGGCAGTATCATGATGTGGACAGGTGCTTTTGCGGGCCCATCGAATGGAGCAACGCTTACTCTGGCCGTGGGGGCGTTTATGCAGATGGTCGCAGCAATTGTCTTAACGGGCTCGTTCTAAGTGACCGCCTGCCTGGACTACGCGATGCACCTCCTGGGGGCGAAGGCATGATCTGGACGCATGATGGCTTGGCCGCTGACTTGGCCGAACATCTACGGGTTAATACGGCCCGGCTGGTGTGGGAGAACATGCAAATGGGGCCGAGCGGCAGCCCACGCCCGGATGTGTTCACCCTTTTCAAGTCATGGTCCCGGCCCCTGCCCACGGCCTATGAGATCAAGGTATCGCGGGCCGATTTCCTTGCGGATGTGAATGCGGGCAAGTGGCAGAAATATCTTGATTTCGCTGGCACAGTCATTTTTGCCGTTCCGAAGAGCCTCATCAAACGGGACGAGGTTCCAGCGGCGTGTGGCCTCATCGTCCGCTCGGACAAGATATGGCGCACCACGAAGGGGGCGCCGTACACGCCCACCGAACTTCCCGAGGCGGCGCTGTTGAAACTACTGATCGACGGGATCGACCGACTCACGCATACCATCGGTCCGCGTCAAGCCAGAATATGGGATGCCGCTCGGTTGGAACGACGGGGCTTGGCAAAGGATGTCGCGGCAGCGGCAGTGAACTTGGCACAAGCACGGGTTTACGCAGAAAAAGTGGCGGCGGAAGCAGCCGAGATTATTGCCGAAGCCCGCCGAACGCGAGATGACATCGCTCGGCAGTTGGCGGCAGACACGGACACGGTACGACAAAAAATAGCCGCCGCGCTGGGAATGCCCGAAAGCATATCGCTATCCAACCTTGCGGACAACCTTGACCGACACTTCGCCGGGCGCGAGGCGAGTTTGTCCGCTGATTGCGAGATAAAGCGGCTGACGGTCCTGATCGACCAAATTTTAGATTGCTTGAAAAGCGCCGGTCGGCGACCCCCACCAGTGCCTTACTGGCAGCTCCCCAAGGTGACGGCATGATGGAAGGCCGCACCCTCCCCCACAATCCCGACGCCGAGGTTGCGCTGTTGGGGGCGAAGGCATGAATGGTACAATCTCAGTTTCGAACTACAATCGGACCTTCCCGAAATACCCCGTCACGGTGGAGGACAAGGGCTGGGTTTATGGCGTCTGGTACTGCGGAACGAGCTGGGATAAGGTCCGTTTGCATGGTCAGTATCCCCTGACATTTCTCAAGCGCGCACTCGCCCTATTCCCCAACGCGGAAACTGTCCTACACGCGCCAAGTGGATCACTAAAAAGCGCCGATCTACCCCCTGGCCACGTCACCCTTGACATGGTGAGGGACGATGTTCGTGTCCCCGACCACCTTGGGGATTGCGCGGCCCTACCATTTGCCGACGCCACATTCGATTTGGTGCTTTCAGATCCACCCTACAGCAAGGACGACAGCAAGATCTACGGCTGCCCCCCGTTCCCGCTCGGGAAATTCATGAAGGAGGCCCATCGCGTTCTTCGCCCTGGGGGACACTTTGGGATGCTCCATACTTCATATCCCATGTTTCGGCGGAAGGAATGGAAACTCGTTGGCCTCGTGGCGGTAGTAACGGGTTTCCGACGGGCGACCCGAATATTTTCAATTTTTGAGCGCCGCCCCGAAATGACAATAACCGAGATTCAGGCATGATTCTCCGCATGTCAGACGAGGACCGCGCCGACATGCTGAAGCGCATGGAACTCGATTTACCACCGACGCGACCCCACCGCAAAAAGAACGCGCTCGCAGATTCCGAAGACTTCAAGGCTCGGCTTGAGAAAACCGTGATGGCTCGCGTGTACGCCCCGGTGGATAAACCATAATGGAACTCAGAGAAGCAGAAGAATTCCTCCTGTCCCACGGGTGGACGGTGAAGCCGCCCCCGCAATATATATCGCAAATCCGCCGGATTCAGGACGAAACGTGCTACAAATACGGCTTCACCCGCTTGGAACTCCTTTCGCGCAGGCGGTACACTACTCTTGTCCGCTGCCGACACGAGGCCATCCGACGGTGTTTCCTTGAAACCTGCGCTTCGTTCCCCGAGCTGGGGCGTGCCTTCAATCGGGACCATACCTCGATCATGTACGCGGTCGGGAACCTGATGCGAAAGCCGTTGACAGAACCGCCGGACAAGGAAAGGGAAGATCGATGACCGAGAAGACCGCAAAGCCCAAGGTCGTCGTCATGTGCGGATCATCTCGCTTCACTGCCATCATGGCCGTCTGCGAGTGGATCATCGAGCGCGATGAACTGGCAGTGACGATGGGGTTGAACCTTCTCCCATGGTGGTATGACCCCGCCCTCACGGATCACCTTGCGGAACACGAAGGGTGTGCCGACGCGATGGACGAACTCCATCTCCGCAAGATCGACCTCGCCGATGAAATCTTCGTGATCGATGCCGACGTGGACGACAAGCCATATATTGGTTCATCGACGGCAAACGAGATTCGATACGCCGAACGTCGCGGACTGCCGGTTCGGCGGTTAAGCGAGGATTCGATTATCAGAACCGAGGTCTATAAGCGGCTACTCGCAGGCGTTGAGGGTGAGAAGGAAGCACGCCGCCTTGGGCAAGGATAGGACTTGACGAACGCGATGGGAGGGTAGAATATGGATGGGTTGGGGTTTGATCCCTCGGCAGTCGAAGCGGTCGGGTGGACAGGGTGTTTTCGCATCCTTTCACGCCCTTCCCCCGCCGCCACCATGAAAGGATTGCGATGACTTCCCATCCGAAAACCCAACTTGTTCGCTACGAGGCCGCTCGCCAGGCCCTTCAGGCTGCGCGTGACGTGGATGAGGTCAAAGATATCCGCGACAAGGCGGTAGCAATGCAGTCATACGCGAAGCAAGCCAAAGACCCCAAGATGGAAATGTGGGCGGCAGAGATTAGGCTTCGCGCCGAAGTCCGGGCTGGGGCTATGCTGGCCGAAATGGATAAAGCACCAGGGAAGCGCACTGACCTGGTACCAAAAAAGGACCAGGTTGATGACCGGCCTACCTTGGCCGATATTGGGATATCAAAGAAGGAATCAAGCCAATGGCAGCGGGCAGCGAGTGTCCCCGAAGAGGAACGGGAAGCCGCTATAGAAGAAGGCTACGAAAAAGGAAAGGCCGCAACGGCCGAACAGTTGGCGGCGAAGGCAACGCGAAGCACGGTGAGCAAGAAAAAGAAAGATGCGAACGCCGCGCTTGAAGAAACCAACCCAACTCTGCCAGTCCCAGACCGCAAATACCATTGCATCGTCATTGATCCACCTTGGCCGATGAAGAAGATCGACCGGGATGTACGGCAGAACCAAGCCGACTTCGACTACCCGACCATGGATGAGGCCGAACTGGTCAAAATGGACATACCGGCTGCTGACGACTGCCACCTCTTCCTATGGACGACTCATAAATTTTTGCCGATGGCGTTGCGGCTCCTGGACAAGTGGAAATTTAAATACGTCTGCGCGTTCGTCTGGCACAAGCCGGGCGGCTTCCAGCCCGTGGGCCTTCCTCAATACAACTGTGAATTTGCCTTGTATGCCCGCAAAGGGGCACCTGAGTTTGTCGAGACCAAGGATTTCTTTTGTTGCTTTAATGCACCCCGGCGGGAACACAGTCGAAAGCCCGATGCCTTCTATGAAACGGTGCGCCGGGTGTGTGATAGCCCTCGCCTGGATATGTTCAGCCGAGAAGCTCGCACAGGGTTCGACCAGTTCGGCAACGAAACGGACAAATTCCCCGAGGCTCCATGAATGCCTTATGCCGAAGACCGTCTTTGGTTCGATAAATATATAGAAGCAGCGAAGGTCATAATTGGGCCACATTTGCTATGTGTGTCGTCGTTTGAGATAGACACAACCCAAGCCGCTGATCTTGTGGTTTTTACTGCAAAAAATGTCACCATTGCTTGTCGCCTTCGCCGAGAAGGCTATGCTGGTCGTTACCCTTGGGATGTGACTATTCGCGCCAAGCGCGATAGTGGGGCGAAGACAGAACTATCGAAGATAACAGACGGTTGGGGCGACTGGTTTTTCTATGGCCATGTAGAAGGGGAAGTCATAGGCCGATGGTTTCTAGTAGACTTAACCAAATTCAGGGCTAAGTTAATTCGTGGCAAAGAACGTCTCAAATTAAAGATGATTCCAAATAGCGATGGAACACATTTTGTTTCTCTTGATGTCCGAAATTGCCCAGATGTTGTCTTAGCTTCCAGCCATGAGGTGCCCGCCTGATGGCTCAATTCCCTTCCCTGCCGCTTTGGACCGACGCCTATTTGGCGGACACGGGACACCTTACCGACGCCGAACATGGCGTGTATCTCCAACTCTTAATGATGATGTGGCGCACCCCGGAATGCCGAGTACCTAACGACGATAAATGGCTGGCGAGGCACTTCCGCAGGACCGTCGAGGAGGTAGCCCAAACCGTCCGGCCTGTGATCGCGGAGTTCTGCAAAAACGACGGAAATTGGATCGCGCAGGGCAGATTAAAAGATGAGTGGAATTATTGCCGCCGCCAATCAAAATCTCAGAGCGGTCGCGCTAAGTCACGGTGGCGAAAGGAAAAAAGTATATGCCCAGGCGATGCCGCGCGGCATGACGTGGGCAATGCCCCCTACCCTTCCCCTTCCCTAGAAGATTCACCTAACGGTGAATCTCCCCCCATAGCCCCCCAAAATGGGAAAGATATTGAAGCGGCCTTTGAAGAATGGTGGTTTCAGGTTCTCCGAAAGACAGGTAAGAAAAAGGCCAAGGGCCTATATATTGGTGTTATCAAACGTGGCGAGGCAACCACGGACGTGCTCATGGCTGGTATGTTGCGTTACAACGCGTCTGACACCGTTTCTAAGGGCTACATCGTCTATCCTTCAACATGGATAACACAAGGCCGCTGGGATGACCAACCCGACCCGCCGCCCCCAGCGCCGACCAGCCCCACCCTTGAAGCCATAAGGAGTTTCCGCGATGACGCATAATCTTCCCGCTGTGCAGCGACAAAACCTTATCTCGGTAACGGAACTGCACTCGCTGGATGTGTCGAGGAATGGTGTGCTTGTATCCAGAGCAGACTGCATGGCAATACTTGACGGTGTGGTTATCGGCGCATCGTGTACCCAAGATCAGGCCAGCCGCCTCGCGGATATCCTCGTTTCCAGCTACCCGAAATCGGAGACGACGGACCCAGAGGTTTACGCTCGCGGCCTGATTTCAATATTGGCTGAGCACGGCCCGGATATAGGGGCTGAGGCCGTGGATGCCTTGACGCGGGGACGCTACCAGTTGCCGACCAGGGCCGACGTGAACAAGGCTTGCCACCAAATAGCCACAAAGCGGCTCATGGCCCGTGCTATAGCCAAGCGGCACCTTGCCGAACATGAACGGCGACAGGCTGAGGAACGGCAGCGGGAAGAAGCGGCAGCTTCTTGGGGAGCGCCAGAGGAACGGGCGCGGAAGGTTAGAGATATTGTGGCAGGGCATGGCTGAAGGAGGCGCGTCATGACCGATGACGAGCCGCGCCCTGCGAGGGACGTGCCACCTGGCGCGTCATGGGCGTTTCGGGAGCACAGAACGATGGCGCAAGTCATGGAGGCGGAAGAAATGAGGGATGTGGTGTAGATGGCAATCTGGATTGAAATTCACTGCGACGTGCGCTGGGGCGGCCCGTGCGAACCCGGAAGGCTTGAACCTTTCTGCGCTACGAACAACGGCGACAATCCGGGT